CTTGTAACACCTCTAACAACCTAAATACATCTACTCTCTTTTTTCCTAACAAAGATCGTCCGCTGAACTTAACGACCTATTTCATTTCAACGCATTATACCGCCTCCTTACGACGCCTTCTCAGGTCTCTACTTGCCACACGGCATGATGATAGATTGTTAGGGGCTCATTTCTCACACGTTATAAATGACTTAGCCTTACATCCGGTGCAAGGACCCCATCTTTTAGATAGATTATTCTCGAATTATCTTCCACCTTAAACGCCATCCTACCAGTTGATCTCGATCATTCCAAACCGGGGTTATTTCTGGTAGGATGGCGACGATTTTTCCACGCCTAAAGAGAGATAATCTCATGTTAGGCGGCGATAGCGACAGGCCCCGCCGGGGCAGCGACCTTGGCAACCGTGCGCCCGAGCGCCTTGAGCTGAGCGACCTGTTCGGCCACCGTCTCACGGTCATTGGCCGCAACATGACCCTCGTCGAGCTGCTTCTGAAGACGCGAAGCGAGGCCGAAGATCATCTTGTTGGTCTGTTCCAGCGTGGTATCCGGAAGGTCCTCATTGTTCGCTTCTGCCGAGTTGTACCACGGATTGTTGGTCGCGCCCTCGATGTCAAAGGGTTTGTAGCTCTTCGCCGTCGGCTTGTGAAAGGCCACCTTGCCAGTGCCGACGTTCATGCCGATGGGCGAATAGGCCGCGAAGAAATTGATGAGAAGTCCACGACGAGCCGACTTCGGCATCGCCTGAACGAGACGCAGAGCAGCCGTGCAATCGCCGGTCGCCTGCGCATGAACGAGAATGCCGACGGCAGTCGTCTGCACCAGTTCATTGAACTTCGTTCCCGCCTTCGCGACGAGACCGATATTCCTGTTAATTGCCTTAAGTTCCATTTTCTCAACTCCATTTTTCTGGTCATCCGTACTTGTAATCCGGCGACGGTCTAACCGGTCTTACTTCTTATGCTTGCGAGCCACAATCCTCGGCGGAATTTTTACCGGAGGTGTGTCTTTATGTTCCGCGCAGACAGTGTAGCCAAAGCGCGGCTCGATCTCATTTTCATTATGAAGCCCACAAACGCGACAAGGCTCGTCGCTAGGATAGCCTTGCCAATTCACGCCGACCTCGTCTGAGCAAGAGAATCCTTCTCCGCTTTCTTGCGGAAAAGATACGCTTCGTACTGAACATCCTCTTCGTCGGGACGTTGAGCACGAACGGCAAAACGAGCAAGAGCTCGTTCACGGCGACGCTGTTTGAACAACTTCATAGTTTCCTCCATTGTTGATGATGATAGATTACTTTAAGTAAGGACAAATCCAAACAATGCCCCTGCTGATCCGAAGAAGACCCAGTCAATGACAAAATGTTTGAAAGAGATAACGTTGTTCACCACATGCTCTTTATAGCTGTTTATGAGTGTTACGAACACGACACCGATGAGAGCACCGATTATCATTTTATGCTGTCCTTCACTGTTTGAAGAAAGGCCCACATCTCCACGGATGGATCGATGCGAGTGAGTTCGAGGTACTCACGGATAAGCTCTTCGCACATGAGTCCATCAATCCCCATGTCATTGAGGCGATTACGGAGACTCATAGCATCATCTCCTTGCAGATAGTTGCACCCGGATAATCCATGAGCAAGTCATTGACATCCGAATACTCACAGAGGGAATACCTCCATCTCCCGTTTGAGAAAACTTTTTTCTCTTGAAGATTACCTGTCACTTTATTAGTGACAACCCATTGACCGTCGGCCAATTGAAAATATTCATACATCGGAGTAACTCCGGTTAGTCACTGTAGGGTAGAAGAGTGGACGTTTATTTATTCGCCAGACTTTTAGGTTAATCATTTGTCCGCTTCACTAAGTAACCAGCTTAGCTAGACCACTCTTCAACGCTACAGTGAGTAGCGTAATTCAGTGACAAGGCCGGGTTTACTACCGGGACTTATGCAATCAACTGTGTGTCACCCTACGCTCACCTGCCTCACCTTACAGCTTAACAGGATGACGTAGGCACAGCAAGGTGCCCTCGTCTAAGATACACTCCCCCCTTTTGACGCCACTGTCGTGACTAGGTTGGACTACAGGTAAACTAGTCACCCGCAAAGAAGCGGACGCTAGACGTGATGATAGATTGCTACCTCCCTCATCACTCCCTAGAGTGCATCCATTCTTGCCCTTACTATCGTTAGGACAAGGGCCGCTAACCCGTACGCCAGCTTTATTCTCGACCCTGTAAGGGGTAGGAGAATAGCACCGGCAAGGCGCTACCAAGTGCGGCAGACAGAGCCGCTATTATAAGCCGCTTGCGCTGGCTAGGCGGTTAAAGCGAGACGTAGGATATACCTGCCTCAACCCTCTTTAACAATCAGTAGGGGTTCCAGTTCACAAGCTCGCGCTTGATTACTCGTTCCACCAACGGATGGATCGGAGTAGTTCCCCGACCCCTCGCACGGTCCATGTTGTTATCATAGACCGGGCTAATCTGGCGACCGCGCACCCGGATGTCCATAGGACGGGGTGAAGAGAGGTTGCGCCGGACTATCTCAGCGTGAGACTTAGCAAGCTTACGCTGTGCCGAAGCCTTACGCCTTTGATGGCGTGTCATTTTATTCCCTTTCGAGACGGGCCGCTAGTGCTACCCTGTGTGACTATGTGATGGCTAAACAAGTGGTCAAAGGAAAGGTTCCAAAGAAACTTTCTAGCCGTGTGGTTAGTCCTGAGTGCGGGTCAACGCCAGAGAGGGGCGGACGCAATCAACCAACCGATGCAAGCAAAACGAGAGAGGGGTTAGATGGTTCCAAGGAAGGTGAGAAAAAAGATACTAACATAGGTTAAGAGATGGTCTGTCGCGAGAGAGGAGGAACCCGCGCACGTGAGGAGCAAGAATCGTGCCAGATCAGTGTGTTAGCTGGATAGGACAGCCTGTTGAGGTTGACTCTCAATAGCAGAGGTGTCAAGCAAACCTTACACAATTGATAATGAGAATGAGTAGCAATATCAAATGATGAGGAGATTGTGACAATATATCGTGACGGGGTGCCCGGGGGGTGTGGGGGTGCCTTCGTTTATGCATACTACCCCTTAAAATTCGCTAGGAGAAAATATTGAAATCTATCGCTCGTCTTGGACAAGTACAGTTGACAAATATATTTCCCGCCCATATATAAGAAAAGGCTCTCACCAACCACGGCGGAGCCTTATAATGTCTATAACTGTCTCGCCCACCGTTGACGAGTTGTTCCCCCGGGGCTCGTATTTACTCGCCCCTACCCCCTAACATTCAAACATAGAATACATATACATTTACCCCCGGCGAGACTCTTAATAGTATTATACTGTATTTTGCCTACCTTGTCAAGTAAAATCGTATTTGCAGGTCTTTTTTCTTGACATTCGTACGTAATCATGTTATAATACCGTTAATAGTTAGAAGGAGTTCTATTACTTGTCTAAGGTTAACTTGCCCCCCATTTCTGCGAACTTGAACGCAGTAACAAAGATCAACCAGAATTTCGATAGGATCGAAGAGGGCTTTGACAATACTCTGTCAAGGGATGGGTCTTCTCCTAATGAGATGCTATCGCAGCTTAACATGAACCACAACCGTATTAGGAACGTGGGGGATGCAGTTAATGCTAAAGATGCAGTAAACCTTGCTCAGGCTCAAAGTCTTTCAGGACCAAAAGGTGATCCCGGCGGAAATGTAACCTCTGTCGGGCTTTTTAATGACCTTTCAAATTATGAGATCGGCGAGGGTACGGACAATATTCGTACATCTGGTTTCAGTGAAAGCGGGAAAGGGGCTGCTTTCTACTTCTACGACGAAGATGTAGATGAAGATTACGTAGATAATAACCCCCTTACTTCTTTTATTGACCAGAACGGGAGAGGTTTTAAGCTTTCTCTAGAACAGTTTATTACTCCTTATATGTTCGGAGCCAAAGGGGATGGAAGTACAGACGATACGGACGCTATTGAAGCCGCTGCAAGTCTTGGTATAAAGCTTTACTTTACCGGAACCTTTGGAATCACTTCAGGTCTTACGTTTACAGCGGGTATTGAGGGATCAGAAGGAGCGACAATTAAAGCTCTAGCCCCCATGGCCGTAATGGCGACGTTCCAAGGAGGTGCTACCGGATACCTTGCTGCTAATCTTCGAGTCGCTGGGATTACTTTTAACGGAAACGCTCTCGCCACAGACGGTATTTGCCCAATTGCGATGAAAGGTTCTCTTTTTGAGAGAGTAGTTGTCCGGGGTGTGAAAAGAGACGGTCTTCGTCCTCTTGCTGCCAGTGATAACAACAATACAATTTCTTTTCGTAACTGTGTTTTTAAAGAAAATGGAACGGTAATCAACGCGGGAACCGCTTTCTTCAACGGAATTAACTACATCTCAACTCCTGCCCGCTGCTCTGCTTCAGGAACTTCTGTAACGATTTCTGGCGCTGTTCCTTCTACTTTCGATATTGAAGTAGGTAAGGACATTATTTGGGTGGAGGGCTACGATCCTTCAATGATTACTGCGGTTGCAGGCCAGATTCTGACTGTAAGCCCTGCCCTTCCCTCGATTCCTGCAAATACAAAATTCACGATCTTTAAGGGGTCGGGTATGAATATTGCCCGAGGAAGTGATAACAACGTTTGGGAGATTGCTAACTGTATTTTCTTGGCTAACTCGACGGCGGGCTTGATGGACTTTTCCTTGTATGGCGCGCAGGGAAGAGGTAATCTTTTTGAAGGTAACGGTTGTTACGGAAAGATTCAGGGTTCTAGTGAGCTTGTCTTTAGTTCGACCAGTACGGGCGAATACAGCGAGTTCAATGGTGCTGGTAGTGAATGGGTTAAAAACGGAGCTTATTACACTGTTCACGATCCTGTCCCGGCTTCGTCTGAAGGAATTAGGGTTACTATTGGTCTAGTCTCTTTTGATGGCGCTGTCACAGCGGAAGCAAGTAAGGCTGTTCACAATCCGGTCAATTATCCGGTAATGGAAGCTACGCTTTACGTTACTTACTACGTTAAAACGCTTATTGTGACAATGACAAATGACGGTTCGGTTATTATTCCAAATGCTCCGCTGAATCCGACTTTGCCTGAAACATTCACAATTCACATGGCTAATACAAATAATAAGACTCTTCTTGTTAAGACAACGGATGACGCAACTCTTGTTAATGGTTCACCCGGTCTAACAGGATATCCTTTTTCTGGTTCTAATCGTACATTGACTTTCCGTTGGGACGGTCTCAATAATGGCTGGACTGTATCTGCTTCGGGTGTCGATGAAGCTTCCACAACCCCTTCCCTTGGAACATGGGCAATTGGTCGTAAAGTTTACAACAGCGTCCCGACTGCCGGAGGAAATATTGGTTGGGGAATGACAGCTTCAGGTTGGAAAACCTTCGGAACTCTTGCGGCTTAAGTAGGAAAGAGAATGAAGAACTTCAAAGCAACAAACGGTAAATATTATACGAAACAGCTCTTTTGGGAAGAGTGGATTAATCTTCCTATTGATCTTCGGATAATTGAACCTTCTTTTAGCCTGTATAAAGATAAGCCGAATCTGATTAACTTCGGTAAGAAGTACGTTGAGCATCGTGACCCTACAGGATATGCTGTTGCTCAAGAGCTTCTTGGTGATTATAATCTTTGGACGGCTCTTATGAATTGCCGTTGGTTTGTAGCGGCTAAAGAAGTATGGGATAGAGAGCTAGACGCAGCGCTTGCATCTGAAGCTATGGCGATGATTCGCTTGCTTTTGAAAGAGGGTCTCCCTGCTCAGCAACTTGCGGCAGCTAAGTACCTTGCTAATAAAGAATATCGTAAAGATAAGTCTGCTTCGAAAGGCCGTCCGTCGAATGCGGAGGTCACTCGACAGGCTCGTGAAGCGGCTGAAGTTGAAAAACAGCTAGCTGACGACTTTAAAAGGATTCAAGCGGTTAAATAATGGCTTTTTCAAGATTCCCCCTTCCTTCAGGGCGAAAAGTCCGTCGTGCATACGGACCAAATGTTACTCAAGGTGATGTTGTTGGGGGTATTGGTTCCTCCACCTGGGGAGATATTACTGGTACGTTGTCAGACCAACTTGATTTGCAAGCAGCACTAGATTCAATCGGCGGTTCTTCAACTTCTCTTGATCTAGACGGTGGAGATGCAAATGCAGGTTCTTCTTTTTTAATTGATGTAGACGGAGGCGGCGCTTGAGTAGCGAGAATGCAAGAATAAGGCCACGCCGAGATACAGCGGCGAACTGGACATCCGTCGATCCGATTCTTGCCGTTGGTGAGTTGGGTATTGAGACAGACAGCTCTCCGCCTAAACTTAAAATTGGAGACGGAACGAGTCTTTGGTCTGTATTACCTTATGTGGCTACAATCGGTCCGGCAGGTCCTACAGGCGCTACAGGACCCGCTGGTCCCACCGGACCTACAGGATTAACAGGAGCCACTGGGCCTGCTGGACCTGGAGTCACTGATGGTGACAAAGGCGACATCACCATCTCAAGTTCTGCATCTGTTTATACAATTGATGCAGGGTCTGTAACTCTTTCTAAGATGGCTGACGTTGCTACAGGAACGGTGTTTTATCGTAAAACAGCGGGTACGGGCTCTCCTGAGGTACAAAGTCTTGCTACGTTAAAAACGGACCTTGGTCTTTCTGGTACGAATAGCGGAGATCAAACGATTACGCTTACAGGAGATGCAACTGGCTCAGGAACTGGAAGTTTTGCAGTAACCGTTGGAAAGATTAACGGCGTTGCTCTTTCAGGTCTTACGACAGGTATTTTAAAGAATACGACAGGAACAGGTGTTCCGTCTATTGCTGTTGCTGCGGATTTCCCAACTCTTAACCAGAATACAACAGGGTCAGCGGCTACACTGACCACTGGTCGTACAATTGGAATGACAGGGGACGTTGTTTGGACAAGTCCTTCCTTTAATGGTTCTAGTAACGTCACAGCGGCAGGAACAATTCAATCGGGGGTTGTTACCCTTGCTAAAATGGCGGACATTGCTACGGCTCGCTTCATTGGGCGTGTTACAGCAGCGACAGGTGTTCCTGAGGCTTTAACAGGGACACAGGCAACTACTCTTCTTGATACGTTTACGTCTGCTCTAAAAGGTCTTGCTCCTGCTTCAGGAGGAGGTACAACTAATTTCCTTAGAGCGGATGGAACATGGGCGGCACCTCCCGGTAGTAGTGTTACCCCGGCAGCTCTGACCAAAACAGATGACACCAATGTTACATTAACTTTAGGTGGAACTCCGGCAACAGCTCTTTTACAGGCCACATCAGTTACTGTAGGGTGGACAGGAACACTGGCTTCTTCGCGAGGAGGAACAGGAAACGGGTTTACTAAATTCAGTGGTCCGGCAACATCTGAAAAGACTTTTACACTTCCTAATGCCAATGCAACTCTTTTGTATGACGCCGGACCTCTAGGAACACCTTCGTCAGGAACACTAACTAATTGTACAGGTCTTCCTACAGCCGGTTTAGTTAATGATGCAGTAACGTTCGCAAAAATACAGAATTCTTCTGCTGCGTCTAAGCTTGTTGGTCGAGGCTCCGCTTCAGGCGCGGGAGATTTTGAAGAGATCACGGTAGGTAGTGGTCTTTCTATGTCGGGTACGACGCTTAGTGCGACCGGAGGCGGTGGTTCTGACCCTTGGACATGGGTAAAGCTTACTGCTGATGTTTCCACAACTAATGACCCTACGGCTGGGTATGTAAATGTTACTGGTCTCTCCTTTACGGCGACGGCAAGTACTACATACATTATTGATTATATCTTGACCTATCAAACTGCTGCGACAACAACAGGTATTGGTGTTGCTTGGGATATTCCTTCAGGTTCGGTATCCGGAGGTAATTATTCATTTGGAACAGCGAGCAGTATTATTGGTACTGTTCAGAGAGCAGACGCGGTAGCAGTCAATACAACTACAGCCGTCTCTAACTCAAATACGAATATCCCTCTAATTGGGCGAGCAATTATATCTGTAGGGGTTACGGGAGGTACGGTTCAATTGGTGTTCGCGTCTGAGGTCTCTGGATCACAGGTTACAATGAAAGCAGATTTGTCTGCTATTAGTTATCGGAGTATTTAATGGCTACTGAAGCACGCCGAAGGGCACAAGCAAAATATAATAGTAAACCTGAACAGAAGAAGCGTCGAGCTCAAAGAAATGCTGCTCGTCGGAAGATGATGAAAGCCGGTAAAGTTAGAAAGGGAGATGGTAAAGATGTTGCACACCTTAATAACAATCCAGCTAATAATTCTCGTAGTAATCTTGCGGTCCAATCGAAAGCAAAAAACAGAAGTTTTCCAAGAACAAAAAATGCCCATCGAAAAAGAAAGTAAGAAATATTTCAGCGGTTCAGATTATCCATTTAAAGGTTAGCATTTTTGTCATCGATTAAAGAAATTAGAGAAGCGGCTGAAGCAGACTTAGAGACATTTATTCGTCTCGTCGCTCCTTACCAAGTTCTTGGTGCCGTACATCAGGAATGGTGTCGGTGGGCAACTTCTCAAGATACATCTAATCATCAGCTTACTCTTCTTCCCCGAGATCACGGGAAGAGCCGTATGATTGCGTTTAGAGTAGCATGGAGACTCACTAAGCAACCAGATGTACGCATTCTGTATATTTCTGCTACTAGTAATCTTGCTGAGAAACAGTTAAAGTTTATTAAAGATTTAATCACATCAAACATTTACAGGCGATATTGGCCTGAAATGGTAAAGGAGAACGAGAATGACCGAGAACGGTGGACTTCGAGCGAAATTTCGGTCGATCATCCAAAGCGTAAAGCGGAAGGTGTTCGCGATCCGACAGTATTTACCGGGGGCCTCACCACGGGTCTAACGGGTCTTCACTGTGATGTAGCTGTTCTGGATGACGTTGTTGTTCCAGAGAATGCTTACACAGAAGAAGGTCGTGACAAAGTTGAACGTCAATACTCTCTTCTTTCGTCCATTGAGGGCGCAGATATGGAAGAGTGGGTTGTTGGCACTCGTTATCATCCCAAAGACCTCTATTCCAAAATGTTGGAGATGGAGGAAGAGATTTACAATAATCGAGGGGAGGTGATCCATAAATCTTCGGTGTACGATACTTTCGAGCGAAAGGTAGAGGACATCGGTGACGGCTCAGGTGTGTTTTTGTGGCCGCGTCAGCAGAGAGATGATGGAAAATGGTTTGGGTTCGACGCAGGAATCCTTGCTAAGAAAAGAGCTAAGTATATTGATAAAGCTCAATTCTATGCGCAGTATTACAATAACCCCAATAGAGGCGGTGATGTAGGTATTAGTAGAGATAACTTTCAATACTATTCACCAAAAGGTTTAATCAACGATCAAGGGAGCTGGTTTATAAATGGAAGAAAACTCAATCTTTTCGCCTCAGTCGATTTCGCGGCGTCTACAGGTGTTCGGTCAGACTATACGGCGATTGTCGTCGTTGGTGTCGATAGAGAAAACAACGTCTACGTTCTCGATGTCGATCGATTTAAAACCGATAGGATTTCGGAATATTATAAACATATTCTCGACCTCCACAAAAAGTGGGGCTTCAGGAAACTCGGCGCGGAAGTCACAGCTTTCCAAAAGCAAATCGTCAACGACCTAAAAGATAATTACTTTCGTCCAAATGGTTTGTATATTTCAATTATTGAATTGAAGCCAACAAAACATCAAGGTTCTAAAGAAGAACGAATGGAAGCAATTCTAGAGCCTAGATATAATAATCAAGCAGTCTGGCATTATCGAGGAGGGTTTTGCCAGACACTTGAAGATGAACTTGTTATGAGGCATCCTCCTCACGACGATTGTAAAGACGCTCTTGCTTCAGCGATCTCTATTGCTGTTCCTCCTCAAGGTATTATGGGCAGAGATCGCCCAGCAGGACAAGGAAATATTGTGTATCACCCTCGTTTTGGTGGAGTAGCCGCATAATGATTATTGATGATGACCATATCTTTATTGAAGAAATTAATCATGACGAGGGAACTCCTGTCATTGGTATTGCTCTTCGCGGAGATGGAAGTATTAATTACGAATCTACGCTATCGCCTCTTGATACTTATAAGATTTTTCATGGGCTAGCTGAACATATTTTGGAGAATGTACTCAATGGCTAATGCCCTTCAAATCAATGAAGTAATTGGACCGCCCGATAATCTGGCTAAGATTATTTCTAATCAGTACCATGAATGGTCAATGTTCAGGTCTAATTGGCTTGATACAATTAAAGAAATTCGTGAGTATGTTTTTGCGACAGACACGAACAATACGACCAATGCGTCTCTTCCGTGGAAGAATAAGGTGCATATTCCAAAGCTTTGTCAGATTCGTGACAACCTTCATGCTAATTACATGGCAGCCCTTTTTCCTTCTGAGTATGCAATTCAGTGGGAAGGAGATGATAAAGATAGTGAGAACAAAGATAAACGTCTCATTATTGAACAGTACATGCAGAATAAAATGAGGCAATCAAAGTTTCGTACGGAAGTTTCTAAACTTTTGTATGATTATATTGATTTTGGTAATGTTTTTGCTATGCCTCAGTTCGTAGCTGATTATAAGAAAGACCCGAACGACGGGGAAATTTATCCTGTTTATATTGGACCGAAGCTTCAAAGAATTAGTCCTCTTGATATTGTTTTTGATCCGACAGCAAATAACTTTGAATCTGCTCCTAAGATAGTTCGGACTGTTAAAAGTATTGGTTCTTTCTTGAGCGAGATTGAATCAAAACCTGAACTTCGTTATCTCGAAGACGGGATTAATAAGATGCGAGAGACTCGTCAGAAGCTTGCTGGGTATACTGAAGGTGATTTTGCTAAGAATGATGCTTTTATCATGGAAGGGTTCACTTCTTGGTGGAATTACTTCAATTCTAGTTATGTTGAAGTTCTCGATTTTTATGGAGATATTTATGACAGCGAAGCCAATGAACTTAAGAGAAATCATCTTATCTCCGTTGTTGACAGGACATTCATCGTCCGAGATCATGCGGATGAGTCATGGTTGGGTAGCCCGCCGATTAGACACTGTGGATGGAGGCCCCGGCAGGACAATCTATATGCAATGGGTCCCCTTGAAAACCTTGTCGGAATGCAATACAGGATCGATCATCTCGAAAACGCCAAATCAGACGCTTTTGATCTAATCATTCAACCTGTAATGAAGATTAGAGGTTTTGTTGAAAAGTTTAGTTATGGACCGGGCGAAGAGATTTATGTAGGCGACGAAGGGGACGTAGAGTTTATGGCCCCCGATACAACAATGCTTAATGCCGATACACAGATTGCTATGTATGAAGCGAAGATGGAAGAAATGGCTGGCGCTCCTAAGCAAGCCATGGGTTTCCGTACTCCGGGTGAAAAGACAGCCTATGAAATTCAGGTTCTTGAGAATGGTGCAAATCGCATCTTCTTGAACAAGACTGCGTATTTCGAAGAGATATTTCTTGAGCCCCTCCTGAACGACATGCTAGAAATGGCTCGTCGAAACTTCAATGAAGAGGATTCTATTCGAGTTCTTGATGGAGATACGGGTGCGATTGTATTCAAGAACGTCCGTAAGGAAGACCTTACTGCCAACGGCAAGATTCGTCCGGTGGGTGCCCGTCACTTTGCTCAGAATGCTACGATGGTTCAGAACCTTACTCAGCTCTATGGATCAGCAATCGGACAAGACCCGGCTGTTACTGTCCACCTCAGCGGTAAGAAGATTGCAGAAACCCTCGAACATCTTCTTGGCTTTGAACGTTATGGTCTTGTAAGCGAGAACATTCGTCTCATTGAACAGATTGAAACACAGAAGATGATGGAGGCGGCGAAGGAAATGATGGCGCAGGAGCAGCAGGCTTCTGATCCTGAAGGTCTGTATCAGCCTGATCCTGAACAGACACCACAACCGACAACAATGGATCAGAATACAAGGTAACAAATGAAGTATTCAGGAAGATGGACAGCGGGTCTTTCAAATGAAGAAAAGTCCCGTTTTGAAGAAATAATTGGAATTAACAATAAAGTACTTGACAGACTAGTTGAGATATGTTATAATATGTGTAAAGAGTCAGAGAAAACTTCTAATGACTTTGACTCTCCCAATTGGGCTCTTAGACAAGCAGACTCAATTGGTTATCGTAGGGCGTTAGCAAAAGTTATCGAGCTTTGCACCCCTGCAAAAGAGCGAGACCCCGCTTAACCCCTACAAAAAGGACCATGACCAATGGCAACAATGTTCGAAGAAGTCGCCAACACTGACCCCGGCGCACCAACGAACACCCCCTCCGACTCGTTTCTAGAGAAGTACGTAGGAGAAGGAAAGAAGTATAAGGATGTCGAAGAGCTTGCAAAGGCTTATGATAACGCGAATGCTTTTATCCCTACTCTAAAAGCTGATATGGAAGCGCTCAAGGAATTCACTCTTGAACAACTGGCTAGTCGGGCCAACGCATCGAATCCAAATCAACCTGATCCTCCCCTTAATCCGAACGAACGAGACGGTTCGCATCCTAACCCCGCGAACCCGGCTCCTCCTAAGGAACGTGAGGAAGTTGATCTGAACGAGCGAATCAAGCAGGCGCTTGAGGAACGCGACACAGAGAAGCGTCTCAAGGAAAATGCTAAGATTACAGAAGAAGCTATGCTGAAACATTACGGTTCGAAAGAAGCGGCTGTGGAAGCAATTAGGGTAAAGGCGGAAGAACTTAATGTTTCTCCGCAGTGGTTGGCTGATTCAGCTTTCCAAAGTCCTAAAGCTTTCTTTGGTGTAATGGGTATTTCTGAAGAGACTCCTCGCTCTACTAGCACTCCTAACGCGTCTTCTGATGTTAACCCTCGTACTATTGAACAGAAGTTTGGCGGACCCAAGCCGAACACCTATGCTTGGTACGATAACATTCGTCGTACAGACCCAAAGCGGTATCGATCTCCGGAGCTTCAACAGGCTCTTATGGCCGATGCCATGCGATTGGGGAACGACTTCTTCAAACGTTAAACTAGGAGTTTAATTTAATGGCTGGTATGAATACCCTTAATATGGGTCTTCTCATCCGTGCCGAGGTTTGGTCTAATCAGTTGAAGGATACCCTTCAGGACGAACTTGCTGCTCAGCAGTACGTTGATTGGATCAGCTTCCCGGACGGTGAGACGATGACCATCCCGAGCGTCGGTGATATGGACGTTTCGGACTACGAGGAAGACTCGGCTATCGAGTACACGCCTCTTGCTACTGGTGAGTTCCAGTTCTCGATTACCGAGTACGTGAGTTCCGCGACCTACATTACGATGAAGGCCCGTCAGGACTCGATGTATGCGGCTCGTCTTGAAGCTGGCTTTGTTCCGAAGGAAAACCGTGCTATTCAGGTCCGCGTCGAGAGTGATATTCTCGATCAGGGTCAGCCCGGTACTCCGAACGGTCAGACGGCTAACAGCCTCAATCTCTACAATGGTGAAGCGCACCGTTGGGTTGGTGGAGCGACTGTTAACTCTGTCCGTACTCTCGGCTTCGAGGACTTTGCGATGGCGCGTCATGCGCTGAAGCGAGCCCACGTTCCGATGCGGGACCTTGTTGCTATTGTTGATCCTTCGGTCGAGTTTGTGTTTAACACGCAGGCCCCGACTCTTGACGTTACCTATAACCCTCAGTGGGAAGGTATCGTGTCGGATTCTATTGCGACAGGTATGAAGTTCAGCCGGAACATCTTCGGTTTTGACATCTACACGTCTGAGTATCTGCCGACGATTGCTGCGGGTGAGACCATTAATGGTGTTGCTTCTGGCACGAATGCGGTAGCGAACCTCTTCTTCTCTGCTTCGGCGGATATGAAGCCGTTCATTGGCGCGTGGCGACAGTATCCGAAGGTGGATGCTGAGTTCAATAAGGACAGGCAGCGTGAGGAGTATGTTACAACTGCTCGTTACGGTATTAAGCTTTATCGTCCTGAGAACTTCGTCACGGTTCTGACTCAGACCGGCGTCGTGGTTCACGACTAATCGAAAGGACTTAATATAATGGCTGCTTTTATGAATAGCGACGGCCAGCTTGTCCGTTTCGGTCGATCTCAGGGTCTTCGTGGTGCTAAGACCGCCGTGACAACTGATACGACTAAGACGAATGAGATGGTCATGACGATTGATCTTGCGGGTGTCGCCCGTACGCTCTATTCGACTGACCGCAATAACGACAATACTAATGACGGCTTTAGTGGTCTGGATACCCCCATTCCGGCGGGCTCCAAGATTCTCTCGGTTGACGTTATTACTGTTGTGACTCCGGCGGGAGGTACATCGTATCAGGTTGGTACGTACACCCTCACTGGTACTGCGGTTGACGATGACGGTATCTTGACGACAGCTGGTGCTGCTGGCGCTCAGATTGGTACTCAGGCGTCTCAGGACTTGTATGTTACAGCTAAGACGGTCGGCACTTATACCGCTGGACAGGTTAAGGTTGTAATCAAGTATATGATTCGTTAATCTCACAATCTATATGGTTGTGAACAGGTGGGGAGTGGTCTTTGTGGCTACTCCCCACTTTAACTAAAACGGTGGTTTAATGTATTCTATGGACTCTAACGAGAATAAAAAGAACTCAGAAACCCCTTCTCCTTTTATGAGTCTTCCTGAACAGCTTATTTACAAGATTGCTGCTTTAGATGCCGCAGTTCAATCAGGATTTCGAAGACTAGACGAGAAGATGGACCGATTTCAGAGCGATCTTCATGAAAATCAAATTGAAACAAATGATCGTATAAACCGTTTAGAAAGTTCGGTTGACGCTCGCTTTCTTTTAAAGCGTAGTCGAATTGATGCTGTTGAAAAACGACTCAATGCTATTGATTCAATTGAGCGTCGAATTGTTTCTGTTGATAATCTTGAAACAAAAATTGAAGCCTTGGAAAATTGGAAAACGGCTATTGTAGCTAAATTCTCTGGTATTCTTGTTGTTCTATTTGCAGCGTGGGCTGTATTCGGAAATCAAATTAGAACTTTCATTGGAGTTACCCCTTAATGCGCAAGATGACTCTTCTTGAAATGACACAGAATATCTTGTCGAGTATGAACTCTGACGAGGTAAATTCTATTGGTGATACTATAGAGTCTATGCAGGTTGCAGAAGAAATTCGAAATACTTTCTACGATCTTTACAGTAACAGAGACATTACAGAATTTGAGAGTCTTGTAAATCTCGAATCGGTTGCCGATCCCACAACACCGAATCGTCTTATTCTTCCTTTGAATGTTCTTCACATTAAATGGCTTAAGTATCGAAACTACAGAACCTCAGATGCAGCCAAGTTTGAAACGATTGATTATCTTCCTCCGGAAGAATTCATTCGACGCATCATTGATATGAGTAATGATAATAACAATTACATTGATGTTCCTCTTGTTTCAACCTCTCCAATAACATACTCAATTAAGAATAATTCTTGTCCTAGTTTTTATACGATCTTTGATCAGGATAATACACTGGTCTTTGATTCGTACGATGCTGATGAAGAGAGTTATCTCACAGGAAGTAACGCTATCGCGTGGGGTATTTCTGCGGCAGATTTTGATTTAGAAGACGATGCTGTTCCCCCAATTGATGCAGGACTTTTTCCTCATCTTCTTGCGGAAGCAAAATCAGCTTGTTTCATTAATGTGAAAGAAGTTGCAAATTCAAAAGAAGAGCAGAGAGCAAGGAGACAGCTTGTTCGTTCTCAAACACGTTTAAATAAAACCTTAGATCAACGAGAAGGAGTTTTTGCTCGACATGACTACTCAAGAAACCGAGGAGGGCGTAGTGTCTTCCGGAGAACGCACAATCGGTGGGGCTGAACTTAAAATTATCTCTACGCCCACGGGTCTATATCGTATCATCGCTGACGGACCAGGCGCAAACCCTAGGCTCAGTGAACAGTTATTTACTAACCTTAATAAAGCGAAAGAAGCTATCCGTCGATTCGTCGCGGAAAATAGCCCGACAATTCGAAAAAAAGAAATTATGGCAGCCGGGATCGAACGTCGTAAAGTTGCTGCTGAACTTAAGAACGGTGAACTTAACAAGACAGTCAATGGTAATTAATGGCTCGCGGTCAACTTAACAAACTTTATCGTACGTTTAACAAAGGTCTCATTACTGAGGCTGGGTTCCTTACGTACCCTGAAGACGCGAGTACTGACGAGTTAAATACAGTTATCCATAGAAAGGGGAACAGGTCACGAAGATTTGGGCTTGATTATGAGCCTGAGTCCACGGCTGTTCCCCTTGAACTGTTTAATTCGACAGAAGTTACAACAGAATATCTTTGGAAGGCGGCGGCGAATAAACCGGAGTATAATTATCTTGCTGTTCAGGTTGGAAACATTGTTCATTTCTTTGATGTAAGTGAAACCCCTATTTCAAGCGGGAAAAAAGACTTCACAATTGACTTGACGGATTATAAATCACCGACAGCAACAGATGAACAGGTTCAACAAAACCGGATTCAAATGTCAGCGGGTAAAGGGTATTTATTCATCGTTCAAGAGTTTATTGATCCTATTGTTGTAGATTATGATCCAGATTCTGATACGATCCTTGTTGTTCGTGTACGTATTCAAATGCGTGATTTTGACGGTGTAAACGACGGACTCGCTAATGACGAGGAACCCGCGACGCTAAGTAAAGAACATCATTACAATCTTCGTAACCAAGGTTGGGTTGAACCGGGAACTATTCCGAATTATGCGGAAGGTGAAGACGGAGGAAGCGGTGGCGATTACTCTGGTGGAGGTGGGTCGCCTGATGCTGACACAACTGAAAGTTATGATCCATACACAGGAGAAATCCATGTGAGGTACTTTAACAATGAGGTTGAGCCCTAATGGCTATTAATCCTATTAATACCTACTATCAAAAGATGGGGAGGTATCCGGGCAATAACAAGCAGTGGTGGATTGCTCGTGCTGAAGTAGATGACGACGATAATAGCATCAAGGCTGGTGATTTTTTACCGGCTATTCTTGATAAGCTATTCTCTGGTAATAACCACGCTCCTCGTGGACACTATATTCTTGATGCTTTTAACAAGAATCGTTCAGCGGTGTCAGGTGTTGTTGGCCTTACGACAGAAGTTACGACTGAACGACCAAATACTACGTGTTTTTTTGCGGGACGTATTTGGTTCGCTTGTAATTCTACCGTTTATTTTAGTCAGCTTTTGACTGATCGTTTTAAAGCCGGTCTTTGTTATCAAGAAGCCGACCCTACATCTGAGGATGTTTCTGATTTGATTGCTACGGATGGGGGGGTTATCCCTATTCCTGAAGCAAGTAAAATCATTCGAATTCTTCCGAACGCCGGAGGTATTCTTGTTTTTGCGCTGAACGGTGTATGGAATATTACCGGAACAAATGCAGGTTTTTCTGCTCTTGATATCTCTGTAAATAAGGTATCTCCTGTTGGCTGTCATTCTCCAATGTCAATTGTTGAAACCGATGCAGGTGTTTACTGGTGGTCTGATGTAGGCATTCTTGCGATGTCGCAGGCAATGGGTATGTATGGCCCTGTTCCGGGACAGTTTGATCGAAGTAATATTAGCGAATTAACAATTCAAACATACTATAACAGTATTCCTGATGAGATTAAAGAGGAAGCAAAAGGGTTATTTGACGCGAAATCTAATACAATTACATGGTTGTTTCGGGATGAAGATGTAGACGAACATCAGTACAATAAAGTTTTGATTCTTGATGTTTCACTAAAAGCCTTTTATCCTTGGAAGTTCTCTAAGATTGATGATGAAGATGCCCCTGTTGTTAAGGGTTACTTTATCTCTGAACGTTTAAATACAATTGGTGATCCTGATAATCCAACTATTACAGATATCAGCCCTTCATCCATTGAATACACAACAATGAAAAATGAGTCTCTTCGCTTTGCTCAAGTTAGAAATATTGACTTCAAAGATTGGGAGACAGAAGACGGAACAGGTGTTGGGTATAATTCATACGTAGAAGCAGGGTACGAGCTGTTCAACGATGCAATGAGAAAGAAAGCCCTTACGTATGTTTTTACTTACTTGCGAAGAACCGAAACACGTTTCGTAGACGAAGAAGAATTTGATGATCCCTCTAGCTGTTATATGACAGTAAAATGGGATTGGGCTTCTTCCACTTTCTCAAACAAATGGACGACGCCTGTTCAAGTTTATCGACAGAGTCGTCTTATCCTTCAAGATGGGCCAGAGTATGATACTGGCTTTCCTATTGTAATCACAAAGAATAAGGTGCGTGGTAATGGAAAATCAATCCAGTTTAGATTTGGAACCGATGAACCCGGAAAGAACTTTGATCTCCACGGTTGGTCAGTGGCAGTTACCGGCGCAACCGTCCCTTAATAAAGTTTATGAGGAGCCCGGTCTTTCTCTTTTCCTTATAGATGTAGGAGATGGTGAGATTCAGTTTCATGCGGATATTCAAGGAGAAATTACTCTTTCTCGTATGAAGCATTTTGATAAAGTCTTTTGGACACTAATTGCTCTTCTTGCAGATAAGGGAATGACTTCTCTTACAACGTGGGTTAACTACGGTGATGACAAACAAAAACGAATGGCCGAATTCTTTGGTTTTGAAACTACAGGTTTCATGAAGTTTCTTGAACTTGAAGACGGTCAAGAAAGAACAATGGCAGAAATGCTTCTTGTTTTTCCATTAGAGGACGAAACTGAATAATGCCTGCTCTTCCCATTATCGCTGCTATTGGTGTAGGTGTCGCTGCTGTTGGTACAGCCATGTCAATCAAAGAGCAAAAGAAAGCAAATAAACAAGCAAAACTTGCTAACAAATTTGAGAGACAGAAGAATGAATTAGCTTCAGCTCGACAAAAAACTACAGCTATTCGCGAAGCAAGATCAGCGTACGGGAAGGCTCAGCAAGCGGCTGAAAATCAGGGTGTTGCTTCAACGTCTGTAGCTGAGGGTGGTTCAGGATCGATCATCTCTCAAATGGGCGGCAATCTATCATTTCTAGATCAATACGGTTTTATGTCCGATCAAGCCTCTAAGGCTCTTGGTAAGATGCAGTCGGCTCAAAATAACGCTTCAATGTGGGGACAGGTCGCTCAGATCGGTGAGAAGGCTTATGAAATGTCCGGCGGATTTGGAGGAAAAGGAAAATAATGGCAAGCACGCCAACAATTAATTTGCATGAAGGTGATTGGGAACAGTCTCTCACCCCTATTCAAGAAGTTGATATTCCTCCTTCAGAGGATGCGCCTGATATTAATCCGGAAGAGAATCCTTTCCCAGATAATGATCTCGCTGTAACTGATTCTAGCCTTCCTTCTAAGGTTCCGGCTACGCCTGTCCGTACACAGATTCTTGGTCTGGCCACGATGTCTAAAACACCGACGACTGAGAATGGAGCTTATATGGCTCTCATGGAGGCTAATAAGACGGCTTCTGAGTTGCTTGACCTTCAGCAAGAAGAGATGGTTCGCTATCGTATCGCGGGCGAACAGATGATTAATCAAGCAAAGAACATCAAGCAGTTAACAGAAGGAATTCCTTCTCATCTTGTTGATCCCGCCCTCGCTCAGGCGGTTCGAGATTCTTTGGATGTTCACTATGCGCAGAATATTGAAGACAAAGCGAAGATTGCGGCGGAAGAAGAGGCTTTTCATCAGATTAGAGAGTTGTCTGGTGCAGGGCGTTCTACTGAAGCTCGTCTCATGCTTAAGCAGTTTAGCGAAGATAAAGGCTCTACTCTCCGAGTTCTTCGGGATCATGCACTTAAACGTATGCTTATTTCTCAGATGCGAGAAAGAGCTGAAGCTGGTGTAGAGAATGAAGGATGGATTCATAATATCATTTCTTCAATTATCTCTGTTCCTGAAACTATTCTTTTAGGTGAATCTTTTTATCATCTTGGCAATGTTAAAGAAGGGACGAACGGTTATACGGGCGCTTGGCATCGTCTCTTTACCCCGGGTTCCGATTGGTCGAAGCAGATTGAAGCCATACAGGGAATGTCAGCGGAGGACTTTGCTAAGTACGCTCCTGAACTCGAAGAGTCTTTTAAGTCTAACGCTACTACTCTTGGTTTGACTGATCCGGGACGTATCAACAATCTTATTACAGATGTTGATGAAGGTCTCACTGATGTTGAACAGGGGCAGCGAAACTTGTGGGCGATGGCTGATGCAATAGGTCTTCTGCCGTTCGGCACAGCTCGTAAGATGCTTTCTGTTCCGTCAATTCTTCTTTCGTCTGGGGCGCGTAAGGCTGCTGAAGACTCTGTTCGTAATGCGGTAGAACTTACTATTCGTGAAGGTGCAGAAGTTGCTGCTGAAAGAACCGGTATTACAGCTGCCGAAGCTACGGATGAAATTCTGCCAACAATTATTAACCCCGGACGCCCTCTTAATTTCCCGGCGGTATCTCTTGCTGGTGATACTAATGATGGCTTGAAAGTTGCTGAAAAAGTAATCGAGGACATGCGTCTCTCGGATACCTCTCGCTTTACTTCTCAGGAAGAACTCGACGCAGCCATGGAAGCTCGTACGACACAGCTTCGTGCTGAGCTTGGGGATGTAGTTAAGGATGTCGAGCTTCTTCCCCATAATCTTCCTGACGGTACGACAACTTATCGTGTTCGTGCAACCATTGGACACCCTGAAGGGGGTGGCTTCGCTACTCGTCAGGAGTTTGTTGGTTACATGCAGAGTCATGGATTCTATACAACTGAAGAAGACACACTTATTCGTGAAGTTGAGAACATTGTCTCTGACATTAAACCTCAGGATTTAGGATATACTAAGCCTGTTTTTCACGGTACAAATTTTATTTTTGATGAAATCAAGCCTTCTTATGCAGGTAAACTTGGCCCGGGAGTTTATGCTACTCCTGAAGCAGAAGTTGCGGCTTCTTATGCAGGGGATATTAAAGGTATTCCTGATCTAGCGGGGAATGCGGGACCTTCTTATGGATCACCTCATATACGTCCTTATTTGATTAACAACGAGAAACTTTTTGGTGTAAACAACATTGAAGGATGGACTCTTCCTCAAATGAGGAAAGCTGTCAAAGAACTTGGTGTACCTAAAGATAAAGCCGAAGCGTTTCTAAAGGAAGCTAAAGATAGTCTTGCAAAACGTAAATCTGCAAAACTAGATAGCCAGACATTTACTAAGTTTCTTCAGCGTTCTTTTAATGATGAAGAAATTGAAGGAATGTTGTCTATTGGTGAAGGGCTGAACCGTCGTCTCGAAGAGCTTGGTTATCACGGTATTGCTGGAAATATGTGGGGCGATGTTGAGTATGCTATCTTTAAACCGGACAATATCCGATCCGTTTTTGATCGTCAGATTATCAAGGATATTTCCGAACAGTACTTCGGTCGTATTGATGTAGACATTCCTGAGACAGGTTTGTACACAACACCAATTAACCCTCCTCGTCAGAACTTTGCTAGTAAGTTTTGGGAGACAACTTCTAATATCCTTGATCGTCGATTGTTTGAACAGGCGGCTCGTTCGGGACAGAAGCGTAATCGTCTTTACAGTCTTATTCAAGGTAATCTCACCAAAGCCTACAGAGCGCTTGATAAGAAAGAACGCCTGTGGCTTAATCAGGTTCTTGCTGAAGGAGATAAGCGTTCTGTTTGGTTTAAGCCGTCAGAGTTCAACGTTCTATACGAGCGAGCGACAGGAAAACTTCCTTCAGAACGTGTTGTTAATGCCTATAAGCAATTCCGGCTTAACAATGACCTAGAATATCAGCTTCGAAATGCTGATGTGTATCGTCAGAAGGTTATTCGTGGGTTTGAAACAGGTGAATTCTCTGTAATGGGTGATCCTGTGGAGGCGAACATTCGTTTCTATGAAATGGGTAACGCACCGAAGGCTCGTATTTATAATATTTCCGACGACATTCACTACACAAATAGTGATATTCACGGTGAGATTGGAAACTTAACAAATGATCGTCTTCATGATCTGAAGGCACAGGGTTACGTTATGTTCCGTATGGAAGAAGCGATGAAGCTTAAGGACGGAACAACAATTGATTGGTTCATTGCAAAGAGGAATGATGTTCTTCGTAAGCCTTTGAAAACTGTTCAGCTCCCCTATAAGGCGGGCGGTCATCGTCTGTATGCAGACAAATATTTCGTCAAGCAGGCTGTGTATGGAACTCAGCCGGACACAGGGAAGAAGTTTCTAAAGAACCCGAACGTTCATATCACGGCTCCGAATGTTAAGATAGCGCGTGATTGGGCTGAGACTATGAATGCTGCTCGTCTTGCTGTCAATGACGGTAAGAGTGCGGTGTATCTTGATGAGAACATCTTCAGGGCGCAAAAGGGTTTTCCTGACGGTGAACAGTTTATTAAAGACCTTGAAGCCGGTCATATTGATAAAGATGAACCGTTTGAAGCCGTCTTTGATCGTGAGATGCCATCTGCATATAACAAATCAGAAGACATTGAAAACTTCATTGATGAAGAAGAGGTTGGCTTTAACGGCTATTATCGTACGACAGGTAAGATGTTCACAAGTTCTAAGGGCGAAGCTCTTAAGGACTACACAGGTGAATGGGCTCCAACAATTGATCCTTTCGAGGCTCAGTCAAAAGCTTTGAACAACGTTGCTCAGATGTCGTCCTTCTCTGACTTCAAGGTCTCTTCAATTGACCGTTGGTACAGAGAGTACAAGGGTGAGTTGAACATTCGTGACCTACCTGAGGATATTGCTCAGTCACCTGTTCATATCTTCAACTCGGCGACAGTTAAGCGTTCTACTCCTGTGTCGCTTCGTCAGCAGATCGAAGCGCAGAGAGAGTCTATTAAACGTATCCTTGGTTTTGAAAGTGACTTTGATCGAGGCTTGAGAAACTTCATGCGCTCGACAGCTGAATGGATTGTTGGTGACTCGGACAGTGTTCTTCGTCAGCAGTTGTCAAAGGGTGTCTACTGGCTTCAGGATCGAAGCCCTATTGGGTTCCTTCGTGGTATGGCCTTTGATATGAAGCTTGGTATGTTGAACCCGGGACAGCTACTTCTTCAGTCTTCAACAATGATTTCTGCTATGGCTCTTAGTCCTAAGTTGGGAGCAAGAGGTATTGCCTCTGTTCCGTTCGTCCGTGCTTATTTTACTGCTGCTCGTATGGGTAAGGAAGTTGCAGAGAACGTTCTTGATACTGTTGTCAAGCGTGGAGGCGCTAAGCTATCTGGTTTTGACGATATTACAGAATTCAAGAATTATGTTCGAGAAGCTGCTAGGTCAGGTTTCTTTGATCTTGGCGACACTCACGCTCTTGTTAATAATATTGGCCCTGCGAATACCTTTGGTTCTTTTAAGGGCGGTATTTCAAGTGCAAGAGAAATGGGTCGATTCTTCTTCTATGAAGCCGAAGTTTGGAACCGGCTGACTGCTTGGAGAATTGCGTACGGTGAGGCTATCGAACGTCTCGGTAAGGACAAAGTTGGAACATTTGAATTCAACAACTTCCTTTCTGGTCGCGCTGAGAACTACGCCTTCAATATGAGTAACGAGTCTAAAGCTGCTTGGCAGACAGGTTTGATGTCAATTCCTACTCAGTTTTGGGCTTATAATGTTCGAATGATTGAGGCTCTTGTTGGTGGTAATTTTACAGCCGCTCAAAAGCTTCGTCTTGCAGCGGCTCAGATGGGTATGGCCGGAACAGCCGGTCTTCCAATCATTGCGGGTATTTCAGAAATGGTAAAGGAACATTATGGAGTTAAACCAGATATTGAGTCTATCCTTGGAGTCGCGGATCGTGGTGTTGCTGACTTCATGATTAAAGAACTCTTTGGAGCCGATGTTGAAGTCTCTCAGAGGTGGGGAACGGGTAACTGGTCTTCTGATCTTGTCCGCGATCTCTTTGGTATGTCGGCTCATAATGAAAAGTCTTTTGCTGATATCGCTGGTGGTGCTACTTATTCTATTATGGGTACAGCGCTTGGTTCAGCCATTGAAGCTGCAACGTATTGGATGACACACGAGAGCGGTTCTGAAGATAATGTTGGTTTGTCTGAAGATGAAGTTATTGAACTGGCTAAGAATATTTCAACAGTTAATAACGCTCTTAAAGCTCGGATGGTTTGGCAGTACGGAGTCTATAAATCACAGAAAGGCGGCGTGACTGCTTCTGGTCTTCCTCCTGAAGATGCTATATGGATTGCTCTTGGTGTTCCTCCAGCGGAAATCACTGAAATCGGTGTCATGATGGCGTACAACCAAAACAGAAAGGAAGACATTAAGGAGCTTGCTAGAGAGATTACAAATCTTCGTCAGGAAGCTGTTGCAATTCCGTCTCTGTTTGAAACTAACGCTAAGAAGGTAAATGTTCTTGTTAATATGATTCCCCCGGAGCTTCGTGAAGATGTTCTTAAGGAAGCTCATAAGGTTACAGACCCTTCTCTTTATACCTCGCTAATTCGTAATCGTGATAAAAGATACATCAAAGAAGGAAAGAGTGCTAAATAATGGCTGATCTTACTGAAACCCTTTCTGTTCCTATGTCTGGCAAAGAAACTCTTGCTCCCCCTAAAACAGGCCCGGGTATCTTTTCTAGTCTTCTCGGTGCTGTCGGTACAGCTGTTGATACCTATGAAGGTGGACAACAGACGAGGGATAGGATGAATGCAAGGGCTCGTCAGAGGGCGCAGGACGCTCGTCAGGCGCGATTAGATGCACAGAAGGCAGAAGAGGACTCTGCTCTTAACGAAGCTGCTGCTGAGGAAATTGATGCTGTTGTAGACCCCGGGGAACAGGCTGCTACGGTTGCTGCTGCTGAGGAAGCCGGAAGTCTTGCTACACATGCTTCGGCGGTTCAGCAGGGAAGGGCTCGTCGTGACCAAGTAGAAGTCCGTACTCAGGCTGCTCTTCGTCGATTGTTTGCTAAGTATCCTAATCAAAGAGCGGCTATTCTTGGGCAGTTTGATAAGCACGGATTGATGTCTCCTATCATGGCAGACTACAATCGTGCAAGTAAAGCTGTTAGTGAAGACGAAGAACTTCGACAGAAAACATACGAAACGTGGTATAACAAGTCTGTCGAACTTGGTCTTGATCCTTCAACAATGCCTGAAACCGAGTTTCTTACTTTGGGGCGGCAGGCTCTTGAAGCAGAGCATATGCTTGACCTTAAAGTCAAGAACGCTAATTTGAACGCAACACTTGTCTCTACGGCTCGAACACAATCGGAAGACGCAAGGGATGATACAAGTGAAGAGACGTATCAGGCTGCGATTAATTTCGCTAGTCCGCAGTTTCAGGCTGCTCATCGTACTGTCTTTAACATGATGATGGACCCAAACATTCCTCCCTCTGAGAAAGAACCTCGTATGACGGAGATGGTAAGGTCTATTCAGACTCTTGGTCAGCAGCGCATTGAGAATATCATGGCTCGTGCAGGCGGATCAATGAAACCTGAGCGTCGAGAAGAACTTCGGAAGACTCTCACCAATCAGCTTAATAACATTACTCAGATGTACACAGGCCCTCTTGGCGATGTGCAAGCGTCTATGCGTGGCCTTCAGCTTATGCAGAATGAACTTAAGATGAATGTAACTACGGCCCTTCCTCTTTTCAATCAGCTTAAGGAAAGCTTTGGTCTAGGAATGGTGTCGGGTACGGAGATGGAATCTTTTATTAAGAATACTGTTCTTGGTGGTCCGAACGCTGCTGCATTGAAGAAAGAGCTTCAGGGTTTTAACTTTAATGATCGGGGAGATGCACGAAGGCATATTGCTAATGCTGTCGCTATTCTTAAAGGAGAAAAGAACCTTAAGGATTTGACCCCGGCTGAGGCTCGTCAGCAGCTTCCTAGCATGCTCGGACATATGGAGCAGCTTACACAGAATGAAGCTGTTAGAACAGGGGTCAATGCTACAGCTCACCGACAGGCGGTTCTTGCTGCTGGTGCTGTCTTTGATGGTATGGGTGATGCCGTTCCTGAGTGGGGTGTTCGCAACCTCACAGGTCTTGTAATGCGTACAGCTAATCGTAATGTAAACCAGCTTCTCTTTAGTGGGCCTCCAAAGGCTAACGGAGACCTTGTTCCTGTTGTCCGTGATGTTGCTCTACCGGGAATGCAGAATGTTATTGAATCTCTTCGGAAAGCCCCGACAGGAGATCAGTTCTTCCGCATTGCTATGGACAATCGTACAGGTCGCGTTGTTGCGGAGCCTACTGGTCGTCCTCGTCCTCGTGCTGGCAATAATATGATCGGTAAGATTGGGCCAACAAGTGAAAACTATGGACCCAATGAATTAACCCAAATGAAGGTCAAAGCACTGAATATGGCTCTAGATTGGATGTCTGGAAGGCAGTCAAATGGTTATGATAAAGACGTTCCTGCTAATCTTGGTCTTACAGATATTGAACGTCGTCGTTTGTACGGTCTTGGAGAAGTTCCTGAAAAGCTTCGTCAAAAAGAAAACGCAGGTTCTCCTTCGTCTAAGAAGGTTGCTACTTGGGGTGAGAATGTTGATCGAGCCATTAAAGAAACGATGGACGCAATCAATAATGAAGAATTCACTCCGGGTCAGTTTACCCTTGGACACGGACAAGACCGAGTAGTTAATTACGAAGCTAAAGGAAAGACGGGTATTACCCATGTTCCTGCTAGCATTCAAACCCTTGGTGATCTTGTCACATGGGGAAAAGGACTGATTAACAATCACGGTGTTTCGTCTACAGCGTCTGGTTTGTTCCAAATCACGCAGAGTACTTACGAAGAGTTTGGAGAACAGGCCCTTGGTAAGAATTGGAGAAATGCGCCCTTGACCCCTGAAAATCAGGAAGCGGTCGCTCGTGCAATCTTTAATGATGCTAAGTCTAAAGGCCCTACAGCCCTCAGACGTAGGTGGGTTTCCCTTTCTAGAGATGAAGCGGCAAAGCTTATGAATAGTTCGTGGGAAGAAGCCCGAGATATTATTATTAAAGGAGAATCGGCATAATGAACCTTGAAAGAGAAACTCTAACATTGATGAAGGCGGGAATCTATCATCCGGATAAGTTGTTTAGTATTCTTTATCACCGTCATCCTGTCCATTACAGCAAAGTAAGGGAGGCCATCCACAATGCCAAACAGCGATAAACGCGCCAAGTTCTTAGACCGTTGGGCAATAAAGACAAGACCAGCTCGTGTAGCGGCAGCTTCTCGTACGCCTAATCCGTATGATCCTGCTACACGAATTAAAACGATTGATCCTCAGGGTCTAAAGCATAGGGTTGGAAAATGACTAACGATGAAGCACTAGAACAGAGTCTAGAGTGGTTACTTGAAGAGGAGGGGGGATTTAGTAATCATCCTTCGGACACGGGCGGAGCCACGATGTACGGTGTGACACAGGCGACCTATAATGGTTGGAGGAAAGCTATTAAGGCTAGCCCTCAGGCTGTGTCTAAGATTACAAAAGAGGAAGCGTTTAGGCTTTATAAGTCTATGTATTGGGACGAGGCTGGTTGTGATAAGCTACCTTGGCCTGTCAATTATATGGTATTTGACGCCGCAGTTAACTCTGGTCCCTCACGGGGATCGAAGTGGCTCCAAGAGGCTCTCCATGTCACGCAGGACGGTAAACTCGGCCCTAAGACGCTCAAGGCTCTCAATGATGTACTTTCCAATGAACCCGGGGTCTTGATATTCCGCATCATAGATGCGAGACTCCAGTTCCTCGTAAGCCTTATCAAACGCAAGCCAAGCCAGCTTGCTTTTCTCAATGGTTGGATGCGTCGTTTGCTTCGTGTCCAACTTCGTGCTGCCCTTTCTTTAGGAGTTGAATAAAATGGCTTTTGGTTTAGGTGACATTATTGGTGGAATTCTTTCCCCTGTAAAAGATATTGTTTCTGAGGTTGTTGTCGATAAAGACAAGAGAATGGAGATCAACTATAAATTAGCTGAACTCGAAGACAAGCTTTCTCAGAGAGCCCATGATGAACAGATGGGTCAGATTGCTGTAAACACTGAGGAAGCAAAATCCGACTCTCTATTCGTAGCGGGTTGGCGACCGGCTGTTGGATGGATTGGAGCATCAGCTCTTGGATATTCATTTGTTCTCAATCCTTTCATGGAATTCTTCGCTCGTACGGCCTTTATGTATAAAGGATCGTTTCCTGAGTTGCCCATGGAATACATCATGACTATTATGATGGGTATGCTTGGCTTCGGCGGTCTTCGTACATATGAGAAGGTTAAAGGTGTTGAGCGTGGGTCGATTACACAAAAAGAAACCTCAGCATCAGGTTCAACCACTGTAAAAGTACAGGGAGAACCCAACGCTGAGGTCACTATTGATTCCTCTTCTAGTGGAGAAGATACACCAAAAAAGAAGTCAAAATCAATCTTTAAGAAGATTGGACGATTAGTCTAACATCATTACATATCTAGAAGCATACTTAAGAAGGAAATCGACATCTTTTTCAGTAAAATCTTTTAGAGGTTTTTCTGATAAAAGATTCAGATAGTCGCGAATACGTTCAATTTCATCTGGTTTCATTACTTTGATCCAATCATTGGAAGACTACAGATAATCATAAACAAAGCAAGAAAAGCGATGATCCATCCGTAGTCATTAAAGAACTGTTTCATTAGATCATAATTTCTACGGGATCATGGTAAGGTAGAACCTTCCATAGACGACGAGGCATGTCAGGACTAACTTCCGCATCAGCGCGAAGAACTTTCCTAGCAGCCTCGGCGTTGTCGTATGAAAGGACTCTTCCATCTCCAAAATCAGCTAGAAAGAAAGCACCTTTATCGTTTTCCATATTTATCCTTTAAATACTTTTCTCTGAGAAGAATAAGAGATCGCTCAGTATCTTCAATAGAATATCTCAATTCGTTACAAACATCATGTACACCGGAAGCGTATCCGTCTTCCCACTCCCGATCAAGAAGTTCTTTAGCTTCAAGCCGGAATATTTCCGCCACGATCATCGTCCTCCTCAGAATATTCAAACAACCTTTCGTACACTTCAACACCTTCATCGAGAAGATCATCAGCATATTCAGCTTCAAGATTTGAATAAATATTCACCTGTCCATCACGATTACGACTAATAATAAAGACAGCTTCAGGATCATCGTCTATCACACCGTCGATGACATCACCAACAGAAATAGGAAAAATCTTAGGAAAATCAATTACATTTTCATTGTCATTCATTTCTTAAAAGCCTCCGTTATGATTTCACCATACTCACGCATATACTTCTTAAAGTCGTCTTCCGAGACGCGTCCGGGCATATCCACCTTAAGCTTGAACTTAATCTCGCCATAAGGTGTGATTTTGATCTGCCCGGACACCATCTCTCGACGACCTTCACGAAGCTCAGTAGCTCCGTTCAGATCAATGTCGTTCATTACTTACTATTTTTCTCCGTTCCATCAGGGTTGTTAATCTTAGCAGCAGGCTGCTTCTCTTCAACTTCCGTGAAGTTTTCAAGAAACTCACCTACCGGCATACGATATTCGCGACCAGAACCGATCGACTGCGGGCTATAACGGACCACTCGGCCCATATCTACATGCCACGCAACAACACGATCCTTAGTAGCGTTATTCTCGTACGTACCGCCTTCGTTAACAGTAACAATATCGTTCTTAGCCATTAGTTTTATTCTCCTATATAGGGGTTAGATTTCACATTTATCTCCGACACACGCAAACTCTTGACTTCCGGTAGTCATATCTTCTTTCTCATACTCACTTAGCTTGTCCCAATTAAGCTTGGGCATTTTCTTTATCATTTCCTCGTACTCTTCCTCAGTAATTGTCTGGTAAGGTGCTTGTGGATATTCGGTTGGATCAAAAGGAAGATAGCTTACACCACTAAGAAGATCAAAGTTATTGTAAGACCAAGCCGCCACATCCATCCATTCATCTTCAGCAACAGAGATTGTTACAGAAGGTTTATGTTCACACCAATTCTCTTGAAAATCCTTCCAGCGTTCTAAGAACGGAATAGCCTCAATATCGGAACGTACAATAGCTGACCCGGGAGCCCGTTGAGGAAAACTAAATACCAATGAGGATTGGTTCCGTTGATCGACTTCGAAAGGTATTCCGCTATCCTGAAGAAACCGACTAATAGGGTCTTTAACATCGTTCCTAATCGTGCGAATATAAAAGTGAGACCAACGAGGGTGAATACCAGAAGCGCTGTTAACCAACTGACTAACAGTACCGGAAGGCTTAACACAAGTGATAGCAGCAGAGCAAGGGATGCCAAGCCTATCCGCCCATTTTGTATTAGTCTCGATAGCAACTTGTTTAAGAACATTTAAAAGATTTCCTTCATTAAAGAAGACCGCTTTATGATCTGATATTCCTGTAAGAGAAACTCCTAAAAGTCGTTCTTCCTCTGTATTTCGTTGCCAGATTTTTCTGAGATATCTAAAATTGGTAAACGTGGATTGGATCGTACCAAGGATCGTAGCCAATCGAACCTTCCTCTTAAGATCGTCGAGGCTGTCTCCATCTCGAACCACAACTTCTGTGAGGTTGCAGAATTGGAAGGGTCGCAAGATGATTTCGCTGCACGGATTTGTACCGAAGTCATAATTCGGATCACGCCGTCCAGAACGTTCAACAATTCGTTGGCTTGCTTCTCGGTTAAATATTCCCCTTTCTCCAGAATGACTGTCATAAAGGTCCTTCCATTCTTTTAAAAACTCTCCAACAGAGGGTTTTTGTTCATATACAGCTGAGTTGTTCGCAAGCTGGCGATATACATAATCATCAAACCAACGCCCTGACTTAGCCCTTGCCATCGGTTCGGAACCAAGATCAGACAAGGAAATCATTGCAGATCGACGTACACCTCCTACAACAACAACGTCGGCAATCATGCACATAAGGTCATGACATTCTAGAGATGTTAGTCTACGTCCCGAAGCTCGTTTAAAAAGTTCAACAGTGAATTGAAACAGACGTATAAGCGGCGCAGGTCCAGAGGCTCTACCCCCAAATGTAACAAGTCTTGCTCCCGCAGGACGCAAACGGGAAACGTCCCATTTTGGGACTTGACCTGCAATGAGTAAGGTGAGCAGTTCCCGAAAAGATTTGGCCCATCCTTCTTTACTATCTCCAACGACAATAGTAGTGTCTGTTTCATCAAAATGTTCCGATATACGAGGAAGTTGATCTACATACTTCTGCTCAACAGAAAAACCAACCCCTGTTCCACACATAAGAATGTACATAGCCTCATCAAACGAGCGAGGACTATCTACAGGAAGATACGCACAATTATAAGCTGCAACATTACAACGATCAAGAGCAGGCCCAGCCGTCATCATACAACGCATAGACGGCATGACTTCCATGTTTAGAATGGCTTCCTCTATCTCATCAAAAGTATTGGCCCATTCACCGTGTGGATCGACATTCACAGTTGTGTTAGCATAATAATCCACAAGACGTTCAACCGTCTCTTCCCACGTCTCTCGTCGCTCTAGATCATCCCTCCACCGTGCATAACGGGTCTTGTGAATTACTGCCTGATAGTCGTCCATCTACACTCCTTAGCTTCTCGAATTTCAACGGGTCCATCCTGACCATACATAAACGCATAATGCTGAATTTCTCGTAGCGCATCCTCTTGAGAGCTTGAAGAAACAAAAGCAACTGTTCGTCCTTCTTGCATCAACTCATATTTAAACATTAGTAAGATTTACCACCTTCGGACGCTCGAACTTCAAGCTTATGGTCGTTCCTATTAGAATTATATTCCATTTTCTCATCAATAGCTCCGCCAACATCAAGACCAAGAGCGCCCGCAAGGTCGGCAATTCGAATGATTGCGTCAGCAAGTTCAACTTCTACTGCCTTACGATGAGGAAGATGACTATCCATCAAATCCTTACGATGACCTTCCATAGCTTCAGAAATTTCACTATGAATTAGACAAAGCTTTGTAGGAATAACGTACTTACCCTTTCCATCGTTCCACCAACCTGCATCATACGAAACTTCAAAACACTCGCGCTGAATTTTATCCCAACCGTCTTTAAGCATTAGTTAATACCTTTTAATTGATCCATCATAATCATGATAATAAATATCGTCGTTAGTATGAAGGGTGCGAATTTCTTCCTCATCGTCCCATTCATCAATATCGGGTTCCTTACGTACCTTCGGGGACATAATCCTCTGTCGGTACTTCGAACTTCCTAGATCGTGCGCTATCGCGTTCCTTCTCCTGATTTCTCGACGTTTCTTCATTTCGTACGCTCGTATTCCCTTCACCACATCCTTTTCCTTGATTAGATACTACCGTCCCATCAGGGAGTGTTTCCATTGTAACAAAATCTTCATATCGCCTCCAACCTTTAGGACAGTGGAAACCCCACTTCCTAATATTTGGGCCAGTAATAAACAAACTTACGGCTTTATCTCCTCTAAGTTCAAGACGATGAGCCGCAGAGGGTAATCGAAATTTGATTGCGCCCGGCAACCTCGGAACACGTCTATGAATACCTCCATACTCAATAGTATGTTCATTGTAACCACCCTCAATCACATATGACATATTGACCCAAGGATGGTCATGAAGAGCACGATCATCGTCATCCTGCCCGACTTCATGAAGATAAATGTTAAACCATCGATTACGAGGAATAATCCACCAACGCTTCATGTAAGGAGGATTTCTATCTGCTCCAATAATGACATCTGGTTTATGAGAAGCTCGGTAATTTTTAGACCATTTCTGGATTATTTTCAACATTCTTATCTTTCCTCAACATAAGTTCAAGTCTGGCAAGAGCATTCCACGCAGTATGAGCAGCAATCAACAAACCACTATCTTTATCGTCGACGTGCCCTTGACCTTCTTCAATTAAGTGTCGGGCCATTGCATCTGAGTAACGATTAATTCCATCCGGTACGGTTTCCCATCCCTTCCAAGCATATTTTCGAGCTCCGAAAGTAGAAACGGCAGCAACCTGCTCGATTGCACAGGGAAAATAATTGAATGCCCCTCTCCACACCGCAATTTTCCCGGCATCGAGCTTAGCTCCGGGTTCATTAGGCTGTTTACCTGTCGGGTCCTGTTCTTTATTTGTCCCATATCGAAACTCTTCCTCAGTCATCTTTATGAAATTCCTCAGCCTCATAACCTAGCCAAAAGTAGTAAGTCATTATCAAACCAAACATTATTCTATACCCTCTTCATTCCGTACGACTCCAATAAATTCCTCAATATCCTCTTCGAGTGTTTCAATATACTCTTCAAAGGCATCTACAATGTCTTCGACGGGAATATTGAGATATTCTACAAGGTCCCAAGGATCAAAGAAATCGATAATCTGATCTCTTAGTTCTTTACGCATTATTTAAACTACCTTCTCACGCTTTCCGTCCTGCCAACTACCGCAGGTCTGACAATGAATTCGCTGAATTCGGAAACTCTTGGTCCGTCGATAACCGCGACTCTGTATCTTATGAGACCCGCAAGCACCACAGGCAAAAGCTTTGACTTCACCCATATGGGGATGATTGTGTATGTAAGGACGGATTTTCTTATAGACTCTTTCAAGGAGTCGAACGTCCTGTGCACAATACTTCTCCATCTTTTTCTGAGCAATAGGGTCTCCATCATTTACCTTCGCCCACAATTCAAATCCCGCGTGCTTGACTTTCGACCCCACCCTGAGTAATGGCCCCACAAAAGCGAGACGATTATTGAGAAAACCAAGCTTATACCGAACAGTCTTATAAACGTCGATGCTAGTAACGGGAGGAGGAGGGGCGAGCCCTGCCACCAAGAACTCTCCACTGAGTTTAGGAAGATCAAACTTATCGCCATTATAAGTGACAACACCGTCAGCATCACTGATAAGCCGGTGAGCCTGCCTAACCATTTCGTCATGACCATGTTCCCAATCACTATAAGTAAACATTTCTTTTTCACCAAACCACTTAGCACAAAAACAAATCATGCCACCTGGATCAATAATTTGAGGAAGCCCGATATTTTCCTTAAACAATCGCCATACATAGGCAACCGTAGGTCGTGTCTCAATATCCAAGACTAGAATTTTTGGTTTATCCAAGTTTCTTTTCCTCTTTCCACCATGCCAGAGGAATTGTTCCTTCGGCCCATTGAAATCCGTATCGTTCTGCCCATTCCCAATATCGAAGCTTACTTCTCTTATTGAGTTTCTGACGGGCATCCTGAAATACAAATCGTATATCAAGATCAGGGTTACTAGCTTTTACGCAACGCATCTTACGACACGTACCTGCGTCAAGTCGTCCTTTTGCTTCAATAACAATTCCGTTAGGAAGAATGAAATCAGGAAGATAGTTTCCCTTGATAATGTACGGAATAAATCCCGGCTCGTACTCCAACGTCTTACGGCTTCTTTTGGCCGCTTGATAGACGCGGAGTTCGAGATCGGAGCGAAACGTCATCCCGTCAGGATGTTTTGTCTTATTCCCCCTGCTCAACAGGTGTCACAATCAACTGAGTAACGGGGTCGTTCTTATGATAGATTTCTCTAATCACATTTCCTGTACGAAAAAATGTAAGCTTTTCACCGTCATCTGAATGACTATCGGCTGTAAACTTAATGTGTGTTCCATTTCCCCATTCAACTCGGTATTCAAGCAAAGGTTTAATTTTCAATTCGTTATTCATCTATTGTCCTATTAATAATCTCTACAATGTCAAACCTCCAACTACCGAAAGTTGAAGAAACTGCATAACCTTTAACAGCTCTAATACAAGCTTTCAATCGTTCATTCTCACGAATGAGTTTTTCTTCATTCTTCGTCATTTTCTTTTAACTCCGGAACCATTGGTTCTTTCTCAATATGAGTAAAGTAAACAGGTCCTCCATAATATAGAAACGTACGAAGCCCATGACCATTATTTGCATCGTCCCAGCACTTAAATCGAAACTTACAATAAGAACAATTCAGTCCAAGCTTCATGTTGCCCTGCTTGCCTTCAGGAATAGGCTCATAACAGCGCGGAGGAGGCTCAGGAGACGCGATAACGTCTTTTAGGTGTGTAATCCTCTTCTGTGGTTCATTAAGCCTCACGGTGTCTTCATCGACCTTCATGAGGCCGATATCACCATGAACCTTATCTGCTACTAAAAACGCACCCCCTTCATTCGGAGTAAGCGTGTCAGCGTAGCCACATATTTGTCCAATATAACCGAATGGATCGTCATCGAATAATTTTCGTTGTTCGAACTTTTTAAAAGAGAATGGAGACGCCGACTTGACATCTGTCGTAACTCCATCAATGATAGCATCGATGTGTCCTTTGACTCCATCTACTTCAATCTCCTCCTGCTCTCGCTGTACGTCATGTCCTGCTTCCTTTGCCAGAAACAAAAGAAGCTGTTCGATTACATCGCCATAAAGAAACTTAAACTGTGTTTTAGGTAAAAACTTTTCACCATCTTCGGGTGTATTATGTTCGTACCACAGTTGACGATCTGGTTTACCAAGCGAAGAAAATCTTAGTGCGCCTCTTTCTCTTTCGTTCTTAGCCACTCGTGAGCGAACGAGATCAATAATGTTACGGCCAAGCTCCTCAAGGTTCTCTTGACTAGGCTCGTGGTGATTTTCGTCGTCAAATAGCGCATAAATATCCTCTACAAGAGTATCAATACTTGGCATACTTTTTCCTATGTTTAGATGCGGTGGTACATTCCTATATTTTCTGGTGCCGGACTCCTTGTACTAGGGGCATCGATGCGTCTCAGTTCAGGCACCGCATCTAATTCTAAAACTGGAGCCGGTTGTAGGAATCGAACCCACATCTACATCGTACAAAGGTGTTGCTCTACCATTGAGCTAAACCGGCGGAGCGGCCAGAGGGAATCGAACCCTTCTCAGTACGGTTTGGAAGACCGACGACACAATCCGTGTGCTTGACCGCAGGATACCGAATTATGACACGGGCTCGGTAAAACACCCGTTCGACAACTAAGTCCCCCTAGTTGTCAACCTGCCTTAAGCAATGTCATCGTCGTCTTCAGGGATGTCAAAATCGTTCCTGAAATCAGGAGCAGGATCATCATCGCGTCGGAAGAATTCATCATCTTCCTTCAGAGGCGCAAACTCAACACGTTCATAAGGAACGTGTTCAAGAATTCGAATACCCTGAGGATAAAGACCCGCCTTCTTACCCTTGCCGTAATCCTTGTAATTAAACTTCAGATCAACAATAGACTCGTTACCAATCAACTTATCTTGTGGCCACGGATGATTATTGTCATCAACCACTGTGATCGGCCTATTAGGCGTTCCATCAAGACGCTTCTCCTTCTGTCGGAAGAGAATTCGATTACCCTTTTCTCCCTTAGAGATACGGTCATCAACACCAAGGTCCTTCAAAAGAGCCTTGCCTTCCTTATTAGGTTCGAGCTCAATCGTCCATTCAAACCCATCCTTTCCAAAATTCGGAACAGGTCGGCCAAGAACCTTCGCATAAAAAGCCTTACCGCGAATGTAGTATGTACCATCTTTTGCCAAAATTTTTCTCCTTATATCTCTGGCTCAATAGGGTATTATAACAGGTTTAAGGGGTCTTGTCAACCTTTTTATGTTGTCTTAAAATACGATTATCTGCTTCCTGTTCTGCCTCAATACGAGACCATCCTGCCATCCTTAAACCGTGAATAATTGAATCTCTTAGTGTGTCTTTGTTCATCTCTTGTCAACTCTTAAAGCATTCCATAAAATGTTATTTCAACTATCTTGTTTTTTCGTTCAAGCTCGTCAGCAATTTCTCGAAGGTCTTCTTCAGTAAATGATCCGTAATTTCTTGTAGGCCAGAAAATAAAGAACCCATCCTCTCCAGCTAAAATATCATTTCGTTCGTATAATCGTTCAATTAATGAGTCTTTATTCATAAGCCCAATCCCATTCAAAAACAAGATAATCAATTGCTTCTTGTTCATCCTTTGGCATATTTCCTAGTTTTTCCGGGCGAAACTTAATAACACCATTTGTCATTTCATATCCTTTCTTACTAAGATATGACCAAGCTGCCCAATCATCAGAAAACGCTAGTGGGTTTCTGCCCATGTCTTTCCTACCTTTCCGTCACATTCAATAGGGAGATTGTAGCGAAACGTCTCTCCCGCTCGTTTAAACGCTTCTGTACAAACTCTGAGATACTCTTCTGTGTCCCCGATGCTGACATCAGACTGCCATTCATCATGAATGTCACCAACCTTAAGGACATCCAATCCTTTTCTTCGAACGTCTTCATCTACATAAATTCCTGCTTGTCTCATAATACGACTTTCATCGCCTTGCAAAAGATAAGCAAGAGCAAGTCGCGCTTCAGGTACAAGAGCTTTTGCTCCATCACACAAAGTCAATCGTCCCGTACGATCTACTTCTCCCTGAATTTTCTGAAGAAGCTCTTTAAGACCGGGAAAGCTGTTCGTAAACTTATTCTTAATCCTTGCGCCTTTTTGGGCACTAACACCTAGAAGGGCACCAAGCTTCGCATTACCGCCACCAAGAAGGTAGGCATAAATGAAGTTTTTGTTTTGGGCTCGCGTACCTGTTTCTGTGATTGTTTGTGTATAAGTATGGGGATCACCTCCAAGAACCTGCGCTGTGTAGTTTGGATTGTTTAGGTGATGGGCGAGTACACGAAGCTGAATACCTTTAGCGTCAACACCGACTAAATTATGAGTAGCGGGACACCGAGTAGTCCACAAATCACGCGACTCATAGGTGAAAAATCCTTGTCGTCCTCGCAAAACTTCTTTAGTGTTTTTATCCAAACGAACAGCAGGAATGTTAGCAGTATTAGGATCAGAATGACGATATCGAAGAGTATTGGCAAGCCACAAGTTTCCATGAATACATCCTGTTTCTTCATTATAAAGATCAAGCCAGTTTCCAATCATGTTAGCTCGACCGTTAAAAGCCATCCATTCAGCAATAAGCTTCACTTCAGGTACGTTATGTTCCTCACAAAATTTCATAAGAGAAGGAACAAGCTCTCCTTTGTACGTTGGTGTAGGATTTCCTCCGCCACCTTTCTCAGTTATTTTTGTGTATTCGTCGGGATAAGGTTCCCATCCAAGCTCAAGGAGTTTCTCAACTCGCTGTTTAGGTGATCCAAGATTGAACTCCTCAAACGCATACGTTTGATACCCTCCTCCGTCGATAAGTTCAACTCGCTCATATCTAGCCAATGCGTCAACATAACTTTTAGTTGGTGATCCATCGAGCTTATAAGCTTTAGAGTACGTTTTGAAGGGGAGTAATACAGGGGGGAAGGCATGATAGATTTCTTCTTTGATTTCTTCTTCAAGTCCACGAAGTTGAGCAAACAAAGCGTGAGCTCTAGGTTGGTCAAACTTAAAGCCGTTCTTCTTCTGCTTCTGAATATTCCTCCAAGAAAGATGCTCAATCTTAACACTATCCTCAGAGAAACCGATTTCTCGCATTCTTGCTGTCAAACGTTCATACATCTTACAAGTGACGCGTACATCCTGTAGACAGTATTCAATCATCTCATCAGTAAGACGGGAGAAGTCCTTGAAGAGAATTTTCCTTTCCCCGAGTCTCTCACCCCAAGCATCCAAGCTATGACCTCCACGCAACGAAGGGGAATATAACATAGACAAGAGAAAAGTATCCACCAGACGTACACTGGCAATCCTAGTACCAGCAAGACGATTGAGAACAGGGGCGTCGAACGAGAGGATATTTTGCCCAACAAAGACACACCCTCGGGCAAGCTCTCCTTGTATGAAGTCTCTAATTGTTTCATAGCTTGTAAACGTCTTTTCTTGTTTTGTTTTAGCGTTTTTAGCACACATTACCCAGATTACGGTTGCATCTAGGCTGTCTGTTTCGATATCAATTATCCAGTGTTTCTTCGTTGGCGTTAAATACAATCGTTGGTTCCTCTTCTGAAATTATGACAAGACGTGCACCACAAGGTAGTATAGTTCCCTTATGGTCATAAACCACCCGAGAACCAGCAGGCAAACTAACAGAATGAGCGTAAGTTGGCTTGCCGTATTTACCTTTCTGGAAACGTACTGGCGGATCATTTCTTCCATGCTTTCTGTTGCTATCAATTACATTACGATTTATGTGTGTATAGTACATCTTTAATCTCTTTTAATGTTTGAATATCTTCATAATAGAGATAAACTCTAGCTACTCCATTTTTCCCTGTTGAAGAATATCGTTCTTCAATGTACTTTATTAAGTTATCAAGATATTTAGAATGGTCGCTCATCATCTTGTACCTTTTTCAAGATGAAAAATTTCTCGACGAATATCTTTGAGAGCGCTTAGATAACCTTCCTGATAATCAGAGCTCGGTGGATCATAATCAAAACTCTCAATTGCCGCAATGAGATATTCTCTAATATTCAATCCGACATAGTTAGAAAGGGCGTTCATCATCTCTCTGTCTTTCACCATTTTCAAATCTCCTTGATTCTTCCTCGTTAAGTTCCATTAATCGTCCGGTCATCTCATTATACCATAAATATCCCGCCGGACCAGCTCGACCACTAAACCTGTTCTTTTCGACCATGACAGATGTAATGTTTCGTCTCCACGGATCAGGGTCTGTAATATCTCGTCGGATTTTGATGACAATGTTAGCCAGTTGCTCGACACCTGCTGTTCCTCTAATTTGCCCCTGTCTGTTCTGATGAATAACACAGATGAGGGCAATGTTTAACTCCATACACAAGGTTTTAAGTTTGGTAGAAATCTCGTCTAGCTGTTTACGCTCATCGCCAGATTGGTCACTAACCACGATACTGAGATGGTCAAGAACAATATACTTGCAACCCAAAGCGTGCATGTGACGTACCTTGTCCAAAACTGCATCAACAGAATTGCTTCCAAAGTGATCCCAAATGATAACGCGGTTGGAATTAACAACAGCGTCATAAGCGGCACGTAGTTCATCGTGGTTACGTTCAGTGTCAGGAAGGTGATAAGGTTTACCATTATGGATAGACATAAGACCAAGACCGGTATCGTAATTAGGCTCTTCGAGATGCATGAACCCAACTCCATAACCTTTTTCGATAATATCAGGGTTCGTAAGGAGTGTATATTCAATTTCCTTGATGATAGATGTTTTTCCTCTACCTGTCTCAGCCGTAATAACAGTCAATTCAGATAGACGAATTCCATACGTAAGCTTATTCAATCCTTCCCACGGATACGGAACCTGAAAATGATTAGGACGATTGACAATCTCGTCCCAAATATCCGTACCAAACTTTAGACCGTCCGGTGTGAACTTAGGAGCCTGCCACCACTCCTTGGTATATTCTCCGTGCGCTCGATCATTTAGATATTCATTCGCATCCTTGAACTTTCGTCCGCTAAGAATTCTAACTTTGCCGGGGGCAAAGAGAGCAGCCACCTTCTTAGCAGCTTTCTGTCCGGGTTCGTCATTATCGAAGTTGATGACAACTTCTGGAAAACTGTTGAGGTACTCAAAGTTGTTTCGTGCATCTCGTTCTGCTGATCCCGTTCCATTAATCGTTGACACAACGGGGTACTTCGAACCCAATAACTCAAATCCGGAGGGAGCATCATATTCTCCTTCGACCAAGGTAATAGATTTTGCTGATCCCGGCGGAAAAAGAGTTTGTCCAAACAACTCAAGGCCATCATCTTCACCTTCATGCCACTGTTTCTCCTTATTGTCTGTAACACGTACTTTATTATCAACGTGCTTACCATCTTTGAAATTAGGGAAATAGGTTTTATCACCTACACGAAAAATCTTATATCGTTCGGCTGCGGCTTTAGAAATGTTACGATCTTCTAGGGCTGAATAAACCTCAGGTAGCGGAGTAATCTCTCGACGCTTGGCAGGGTTTCTTTTTTCGATGATGGGTTCCTCCTCATTCTTTTCATTAGTGGCCTTCTCAGGCGGGATATTTACATCACATACAAAACAATGACCCCAGCCGGTTGTAGGATCAATTGAATATCCATCCGAGCTGGGGCACTTAGGGCAGCTAATATGTTGATTTTTTACCATTCTGGCCTTTCATTAAAAGGGTTATCTACGAGAACTTTTTTCCCGTCCATTCCATAAAGCTTCGCAAACCTCTTCGCTTTTTCAATTTTTTCAAAGGAAGATAGACTCATCTTTTGACCCTCTTCCTTCTTCTTTCTAGGTGGCGAAAGTTTCTTACACTTAAACTCTAGACCAAATTCTTTAAAGCGAGCTTGAATTCTCTTTGCCCTTTGAATTGACTTATTCAAAGGAGGTCCTTCAAGAGAGTATGTAATGGTCTTATTGTTCCGATCAGTCTGAGCAGGATCACTGTCAAACATCTCGGGACCATTATCACCATTATAATACGCACTCTTACAAATGTCAAGGTCAAAACGACTCACGACATCCTGTACGTAATTTTCCACATCTCCTTTGACAAAGATCAACTGGAGAGTCCACGGAGAAGACGAAGGACGAAGATCAAAAACAGAGAGAGCGTCCATTCCTTCTCTTTCCTTCCCATCGTACCCAGAGCCTTTTACCTGATGCGCAGGTCCCCAACCAAGTTCTTCACACTGAGTTTTCAAACCCTCAATGTCAGTGTCTTTACACGGATTTACAAAAATATCAATGTCCTTAGGAGGAATGTCCAAAAGGAAATCTCGTATGGCCCCTCCTCCGATGAAACATCGGGTTTCAAAAATCTCTGAAACAGAAGAAAGAAGTTTGTTCCAGTATGGAGGACCATTTTCAATTAGTGGACGCTTTGTAGAGTTTATACCGGCCATTACTTCATCAAAGGCTCTATAGACCATCATAGGCCTTCCAAAAGGACGAATAAGCCGTACATCATTATTAATGGGCAATAAATCATTTCGCTCATATCTAGCCAATGCGTCAACATAATCAATAGGCATCTTATAATTACCTCTTAGGTTTACCGGCTGCAACCTCTTAAAGATATTATATATCAGGTTGCGAACCTTGTCAAGGACAAAATTAATCCAGTGGAATTTCAACATCTTGCAGAGGAGTATCTGGATCATCCGTTGAAGCCTCCTTTGCATTGTCTGGTTCGTCCGGAAAAACGTCCGCGATAATTTCTAGGCAAGGCACACAGTCCTCCCATGTATCGCGATCACGGTTCCATACGGGCTTATCAATAATTCCGTCACAAATAGCACACCGCATTATTATGTTCTCCTTATATTAGCGGTTGTTATGAACAGGACAATTCTTTAGGTCTTCCAATTCTTTCGAAAAAATATCTATAGCTTTTTCTAAAACCTTTTTAGGGTCAACACCTTTTCCGGCTTTTGTATTAAGAGTAGACTTATTATCTGTTAGTCGAAGAGTAAATACAACGTTTCCTTCGCCGGGATTTTCAATCAATTTTGCCGCTTCTTTGATAATTCGCTCTGCATTCACCATTTCTTTATCTGGGTTTACCTTATTCCAAAGATGGTGGTTCCACGACAACAAGTCCATCAATTCATGTGCATCAACTTCAATTTTTTTCCAACCTTCTTCTGGTTCATTATCAGGATCAAGCTGGTTCCAAAATTTCTTTATTAAAGAGTGAATTTTTTTAGTATATTTATCCATTATAATTTCCATACAGGTCAAGACCATATTCACGTTCTAGCTGTCGAAGTTGCCGAAGAGCGGCTCGCTTAACGAACTTACTATTTCTATCTGTGAGAATACGCCTCAAATATTCAGCCCGTTCTTCAATATCTCGCATCATTTCATTTGGATTTGGCATTAGAAAGTTTTCCTTTAAGACAGATGTTATTTTTCTTTTCTTTTTCAATTTTCTTAATTATTCGTTTCATAGTCTTTCGATGTTGAGCTTTATAATCACCCCTCATCGTACATACTCTATTGCATTGAGACAGTCACAGATTACCTCTGCGTCAACCTCACTGTCACAACAAGCAACTTCTTCCATAGTGTATGTATCTTCAATGTATGCACCCCACGAGGTTGTTGGTGCTATTCGATAGCGTTTATCCGTAGGAGGAAAAAGACTTTCCTCTTTAGATGTCTCGGAAGGCATTAGCATAATCCTTAATAGTCTGGCCTTCAAGCCCCGGAGCCGTGTTAATTTCTAGGACGTACGCCTTACGCTGATGGTCGTTCCAGATTACGTCTACAGCTCCAAAGGCGAGACCAAGAGCCTCAAGCGCCTTTTTAGACTCTTCCAGAACTGCTCGGGGAGGCTGTACGCCGTCTCGGACATACACAAAGCCATTAGCGAGATTTCTGACCTTAAAGTCAACATTCTCTTCACCATGACGTTTGGCTTTTCGCTGAATGCTGATGATAGATGTCTCTTCTCCCGGTTTACGAAAACAATGAATGCGGTATTCGTCCTTCTTCTTTACATACCGGGTGTAGAGGGGGGCGGGAACAACCTCATTAGGATCATTAGCCACAACGATACCTCGACCAGAGTGACCATTAAGAACAGTCCTGCACATAACGGGGTATGCTTCTGCTGGGATGTTAGCGGAAGTTGTCCAAAAATCAGGAATGTTAACATTGGCTTCCTCCATTTTCTGAAATGCAGTAAGTTTATTTGAAGCGTTCTTAATTGCTTCGGGCTGATTTGCAACTTTTGCACCAACAAAAGGACAATCAACTGCTCCCCAATTGATAATCAAATCTTCGTCACGGTGTTTGTACTTAGACCCAACACGTTTTAGAACGCGGCACCCAAGTTCATTAGACAAGTTCTTCGCACCAACAGAACCCTGTTTATAAGGATAAATCTTAATCTTCATCTTCATTTTCCTCTTCCTCTTCAAGTGTAAACCCACAGAACGTCTGCAAATCTTCATTATACCACCTCCCGTCTTCTTCCCTCCAAATAATATGAGGATGATGCGGCGCATTTTGTCTGTTAAACGGATATCCAGGAACAATTATAATTCTTCCTCTATCTACAATTCTCAAAGAAGGAATTATAGCCCCAGCAGGTGAACACCATGTTAAGACTTTTCTATTGCAAATCCAGCAACTTACGTCTTGATTGTAGACAAAAATCTGTCTTTCTTCTTGATTATCAATATGATAAAGTTCTCCGTGTCGTTTAGGAATAGGAACCTGAACGACCCTATCCCGATACAAGACCCATCTCAAAGCCTTTTCGTTATTTTTTACTTCAACTTTTTCAAATCGATTAATGTTTTTGTCTTTATACTTTTTGTAACCGTCGTCAAAACGATAAGACATAATCTGAACAAGACGAGCTCCATCATAGAACGACCTTTGAAGGTCCCCATCCCAACTCTTCAAAAGAAGATTAATTGTCTTTTCATTGAAAATTTCAGATAGAAAGTTAAGAGGGCCTAATTTAGAAAGACTTTCAATTAATGCAACGGGTGATTCCATTTTATTTACAGCAAACGAATACATCTGACTCAAAATTTCAAGCCAATCTGTAATTTGAACAGCGGAGTCAGCGCCTCTCATTGTCCGAATTTCAATTGTTCCGAACTTATTGAGAGCTGATAGATTGATACCACAATAACGAAGTTCTTCACCAAAAGCTCCAAAATTTCCCCTTAGAACAGCTTCTTGAAGATTCTTCACAACACCTTCAACTTCTCGATTTGAAAGACAAAAGAGGTTTCCTGAACGATCAGGACCGCAATGATAGTTTAACAATTCCTCAAGGACAGTAAACAATATGAAAAAGTTTACTACTTCTCCAAGCTTTCGATCCGAGAAATTAATATGAACATGTGTTGAGCATCGATATGAATTTTTCAATTTTACATCATGTTTCTTAAAAAGCTCAAACAAAGTATTAACCCTCTTTTGAGCTTCTTCCTTGGTGACAGGAGCCGAAGAAACAAATTCAATAGCTTCTCCTCGAAGAGAACCGTCTTCATGGCGAAGCCATCCTTTTGTCGGAATTTCTTCCAACTTAACACCCCTGCCTTCTAATTCTAATTCAAGCCCATATTTTTCTCCCTCGTGGAGACGACAGCCTGTCACATAACAAATAGACTGAGACAGATTTCGTAGAATAAGATTATTGTCAGCCATTTTCATTTCCTGTTGATTAAACGCGAATGTCTAATTCTCTAAGCGCTTCTTCAAGACACCTCATTGTCTTTGCTAATTTTACTTTCTCTTCATAAATAAAACCAACTTTTTCAGTCTTATGATACAAGTAAACAAGACCATCAAGGTCCTCATCTACAGATACTGCAAAATGTCGAGAAAAAGCATAAGACCCTCCATTCTGTGCCTGAAGAATACATTCTGCAAACGAAGGATACTTACCTTTAATCATTTCAACAAATGATTTTTCACGAACAAGTCTCGAAAGCTTTGGTGTATTTAGAGCATATTCTCTTTTTTCACCAAGAGATTCAACACTCAAAGTTGTCTCTGAAATTCCCTGCTTGTACTGCCTTCGAGGAATACGAGTACAATATAAAGCTTTTCCCTCGTAATTTAAAAATCCCATAGGAATTGTAGCTAGATCAAATTTACCTGACGAGATATACTTACGAAATTTAAGATCGCGGGGGTCTTCTCGCATATTAAGAGGAAGAGGAGTAGCAATAACTCGAAAAATATCAGGCTTTACCTCATCTGGTTCAGCTTCTATAACTCTTGTTATGTAAACAGGTTCATTATCATACATAACAACAGTCCCTTCAAGACGCTGCTTTGCATCGTGAAGAGTTTCAAACTCTGGAACTTTAAGACTCATTTTCTCAACCTTTCAAAATAGGGGCATCAATTTCAAGAGCCTTCATTCTTGCTTTAGCCCAATGAACTCTAGAAGAATTTATATACTGTCGTGATAGATTATAATCATCTTCTTCGAAACGCTCACCTTCAATCAATTTTTCAATTGCTCGAACAGACTGACGATAAACATAACGCATTAACTGTTCATCTGAAAGCCACCTATTGCTCAATGTACGATACTCAAGTCCATATGACTTAGGGCGAAAAGCTCCCGCCTTTCCATACATAGATCGACGTTTCGTGTCACTGTCCCACATAAGACTAGGAAGTCCAAGATACGCATCAAGATGCTTCACAAGTGTACAACATCGATCCATATGTTCAGGAGAACGAGGATCAAATCCTTCACCAAAACCGAGGTGAATATGTCCTGCCGCCGTTCTCATAGTCGTTCGATTATCAGGACGAGGATTTTCTTCTCCGGTATATGCATTAAAGTCGGGCTCACATCCCAATTCTAGGGCTTCTTCGGGCTGAACTCGATAATGATTACCATGAAAACGAGCCGTAGGCTCAATAACTAATTCATAATAGTTAGGGATCATATGACGAAGTTCGTCCATCACTGTCACAATATTCTCAACGAATTCATCTTCCGATGATGCCGGATCAATATTAAACTCAAGAGCCATTCCGTCTACCTGAACAGCTCCTTTCGGAACCACAAAAGGTTCCTTTTTCGTACCAGGAATTAGTTTATGAGCAGACCTAAAACGTCCATGTCGATCCTTAACAAAAACTTCAGGATCAGCCCCGACCAAAATGTCCATCTTATCCATTCTCCTTATGATAGATTACTTCTTTCCAGATTCACGCGCTTCTTTTACAGTAAGAAGAGCTTTAGTCTGGCGATCTGTAAGTTTTACAACTACGTTGTCAGGCACCTGCACATTATAGAAATGTCGATCATACTGACATGAATAACAAAGAACGGTTGTTTCATTCAACCATGAAATAGGATTAGCACCTTCAACAGGTTTGTCACACCAACCACATCCGCATTTTTTAAGTTCTTCGACTTCCTGTCGAGAAACTTCCTTTCCTTCAAATCCAATTAGATTGTCCGAAGATGCCTTTGTTTCGCTTTTCGTTTTAACTTCCGTAGTTGTTTTCGACTGAGGCCCCGTATATTCGACCCATTTTCGCTGCCCATTATCGGTTGTCCAGTATCCTTTGAGGAATTCTGGTTTGTTGTCGCTGCTCCACCCTTTGTCTTGGACGGGAAATCGAGTAACGGGGACTTTACCCGAGATACCTCCTGTTATTTTCGCATCTTTAATGGGGTCACCTATCTTAACAGGTAGATCAAAAACGTATAGTTCATCTGGTTGAGGCTGCCATACAGCCCCATCCAAAAGTTTTATATCTCGTCGCGCGGCAGCGGCACGAAGCATCCACGACTCTGAAGCCCAAAAAAGAACTTTTCGATCTTCGGAAAAAGCAAAAGTGATAGGGCGTTCTTCATTTCGAATAATGTTTAGCTGATCCTCAACACCATCGAACCAAACCAACGCCCACGCACCTTCAATCTTAGCAATTGCTTCTTTCGGACCTACTTCCGAAATAAGATTAATCAACGCTTCAGAGTCAGTACCATACAGATTCTTTGGATCAATCTGACTCTTATTTTTAAGCGTTCCGTTGTGAGCTCCAACAATGGTCCACGTATTTTCCTTTTCGTTTTCGACTACGAAAGGATGGGCATTAGCTCTTGTCGCATTACCGACTGTTTTATATCGATTATGCCCAAGCCAAACGCGATCATTAAATTTCAACAGGTCTTTATATCCGTTCAACTGGATATATTCATATCCCGGAATGGTCATCTTATACCATTCCAATGTCCCGTCACGACGAAGAGCGGCTACGCCTGTCGAATCCTGTCCTCGAAGCGTATCAAGATATAGAAGGTCGCCCATCATATCCTTATGCTTGCCGAAGAAATCCCCCATCATTCCAACCAAACCACACATTTACTTATGCCTTTCCTGTAACAGCAAGAGAAGGGATGATAAAATCATTCAAGCATTCTTCAAAATAATCCTTACAAGCCTGAGGAGCCGTCTTAAATTCCGGATGGGGCTGGAAGCAAAGGCACATCGTCTCATCATACCAAATTACTTCAGCATCAGAGTCATCTGCGGGATTTCCAACAGCGATCTCTGTTCCAAACGCAATCTTAGTGGTGGCCAAACCAGCAGCAGCAAGAACCAAAGCCTTAGGCTCGTTTGGTATCATCATTTGATGATGCGTAGAGGTAACTTCAATCCTTCGAGGAGGCTTTTCCAAAAGAATTGTCATCTTGTGATTTCCACAATGGTTATTGACGTGCTGCCACATCTTACCCCCATTCATCACATTTAGGAATTGACCACCTCGACAAATTCCAACCATAGGAATCTTCGCACGAAGAGCTTCTTCATAAATTTTCTTTTCACGTTCATCGCGATAAGCGCTACTATTCGTACGCGGAAGGGGCTTTTCGCCATAAAGTTCTGGAGAAACGTCCTCTCCTCCTGTGAAAAGGAGAAAATCAGCGTCTCCAAGGCCTTTCGCACCTTTATAACCTAGTTCAAAGAGGAAACGAATGTAGTCATAACCTCCCCCAATGACATAGACGCGCGGAGAGGAATTTTCTTCATTTTTCATTTACTTATTTCCTTTTTTCTTCTGACCAATTTTTTCAGCTTCCGAAGTAAGTTTCTGAAGATGTTCAACAAGACAGTTAAAATCTCCCGGTGTTTTCTTCTCTATATAACCTCCCCACCCATCAGAAACTTTCTCACGTCTTTCTTTAAGACAATTTTCAATAATTCCCCTCTTGTTTTCAGGTCTAAAACCGTAACCGTCTCCCTTCCATTGTCGTGCCCAAAAAACAGTGGAAGTGTCTTCTTTAGGTTTCCGACCAATTTCACTATAATTTTTCAGATCGTTAAACTTTTTTACAAAAAGGGCCTCAGAAAGAGCTTCTATACTCTCTGGATTTGCAAAAACCTGTGCATGAGTAAACAACCCTGCATCAGTAAAAGAACCGTTTTGTGTATAAATGGATGCAGAAATCATAGCAACAAGAGGATGAACACCTTTTTCAACAAGCTTAATCCAATGTTCAACACGGTAAGGCTCTTCATTACAATAACGAAAGGCTTTACCAAGCCAAAGAGTCCGATTATGGCCGGCTCTACGAGCATCAATGACAATACCACCCTCGTAAATCGATGATAGATCATCTTTGTTAATAATGAATTGGCGACCAACAGGATTTTCCTGAGCAAGATACTTCATAAATTCACGGTGATGCTCTTCTTCACCGACTTTTCTCTTTCTTTCAGAAAGAGTTGATGTAGCCACTTCTACATCCGTTCGAGATTGCTTACCCCTGTGATAAAAAGCATGACAAATGTCTCCAGACGAGGCGTTTGCAATGATCTCCCCCTCTGTTCCGTACAGATATCCTGCACAAATACCTACCTCCCATTTCTTAGGATCGGTCTTTAGATTATTGAGAGCAAGGTCAATTGCTTTTCGACAAGTTGTATTCACACCAATCTCCATTTTCAATAACAGGTGCGGCACCTACATCACGATTATAAACGTAAATGTAACCAAGAAGGCGGGGTCCATCCCAAACTTTTTCTCGAAGAAAAAGAGAGACCTCTTTATAATTATGCTTAGACTTATAAGCCTTTAAAGGGGAAACATATCCTTCATATTCATCTAAAAGATGGAGAATCTCTGAAGACTGAATCTGATACTTCTCAACAACAATGACGCCCGAAGGATCGTGGATAATTCCCGGATAAGCCCCGAGATCATACATTGAATAACCAATTAGGTTAAATTCCCCCTGAAACGTAGCATATTCTGCAAGCCCCAACGCAGAGTGCATATGAAGACCTCGACGAAGAGACCCATAAACAAAGAGGATCATGATCCACTCCTTGTATAGATAGCAGAAATTGCAACACCAACTCTTTTATAGTTTTGATGAAGTGCTTCCGCTTTACTTAATGTATCGCAACGATCCACCCCCGTTCCCATAATACTTTCATGATAAACAAGAAAAGGAGGAAGATTTTTACTATTCATCAAAGTCTTCCCCATTAGCCTTACAAAGGGCTATCGTTGTTTCGTAAGCAAAACCCAATGAAGAAATCCATGAAAGAACATTTTTAAAGGCTTCTTCAGGGGTGTTGCCTGAAACAACTTCATCGGCCTCCCAATAACCCCCATCAGTGCTTCCTAAAGCAAAAGTACTGATTCTAAAATATGTCCTTTTACTCATGTCAATTTCCTCCAAGCCGTAATGTGAATACGACCTGTCTGGCCTTCCTCGTTGATGAAATGGACATGCCGATTAATCCTCTCGACGAAACCAATAACACCAAAGATAGGATGGTTACGGATCATGATAGATTATCCTTCTAGCGAAGAAATTTTGTGGCTGTTCTTGTTACATTTTATTCGCGACATTTAATCTACCCGCCATGATGGTAGCCACCACAATTTTCAAATAATGATAGATCGTTCTTTGGACCTTACAGTCCTCCTCGGGTGGCTGCTTTCAAGGACTGCGGACGCCACCATGTAGGCAAGGGTGTCCATCTCACATCCGGCCCACCGGACGCCGCAGCCTATCTTACGGCGCAGCCCGGCTTGACCATCAGAGGCCGCAGTCCTTGAAAGCAGTCTTGTCTGGCTGGTCCCCGGTGGCAGACTCGACCCTCTCGGCCAATCCCCTAAGCATGGTAGAGTCGGGGGTCATGCGTACCTCCAGGCACCGTCACGCCATTCGATCCGACGACCTGGATACCAACCCGGAAGCTTCAGCCGGTCCTCAAAGTCCAAGGCGCAGGCCGAATACCTTTTGGATTTGTCGAGGAGCCCGCTCATGAGTTTCTTCCTTCATGGGATTTTCGCTGAGGGCGATGGGTCACCCATGAATCCTTAAAGGATAGGAAACACGAGGAACCCTCTTCACGGGAACAGAAGTCGTCAGACCTGCGGCTGCGAAAGTTTCACCAAACGGGTTCGTGACATGAATGAAAATCTTATCGGTCTTAATCATGTTCATTCTCCTTAAATAAGTCGGAAAGTAAGAGATCAATTTTCTTTTCTTGAAGCCCTTGATTTTCAGCAAGAGAGGAAATTAAAGTTGAGAACGTTTGTTTCTCCTTTTCTCTCTTTCTCTTTTTTACTTCATCTATATAAGCATTCTCAACAATTTTATAAAGAGTAAAAAAAGCCGAAGCAGACAGAGGAACTACGCTTCCTCTATACTCGACGCTGCCCATCCACCTAAAAAAACCAGAACGACATCTTAAAGTGTCTCTTCCGTTTCTCTGAAGATGAAAAATCGTGTCACCCCCCCTACTATAACAGGACCACAAAAGAGGATTTTTCAAAATCTCTTTGGCAAGAAGGGCATAGAGAACTTTTCCTTTTTTGTTCATCTTAAAACCCCTTCCTCATATATCCCTGCCACGCAAGACGCTTGATGAGTAGACCCATGTCCACTTCAAATCGTACGCCTGAAGAAGACAGACACATAGAGTGTCCATCAATGATCTTGACATCGTACCTATGGAGAAGAGACATGTTACTTACTCCGATGAACACAATTAAAGTTTTGACCGAATTACCTCACGTTCAAAAAGTTCTGCTGCATTGAGATACGCAGCAGCTTTTAATAGATCGGTATTTGGAGAGACGCCTAACTCCTGAAAGGCTTTGTAGCGAGCGGCAGAAGCCGCTGTTTTCCATCTGCTCATTTCGCCAGTTACTCCAAGAACGATGATAGATTAAGCAATCCAGATTGAATAACCGTGTCCAATAGGACAGGAATGAATGCGAACCATATACTGGCCACTATCCTCAATGGCCCACCAATCACAAAAAGTTATAACTGAACTTTTACCACATTTCGGACAGTGTGAGGGAGGAGGAAAAGGAGTCCAAAGTCCTTTAGATGCTTTTTTCCACGTAATAGACGAAGGAGGAAAACTGGAATTAAGCCAACGATTTTGTTCGAGCAAGTAAAGAGCTTTACGAGTACGAAACCCAAACATCTTATTTACCTTTAGGTCTTACTGACGAATTTTCATTCGTTATCGATCTTATGGTACGCGATGAAAAAGAGGATCAATTCCTCATCACCGAGAGCGTTTATCTTTTCGGGCATGCCGGGTGCATACCTATTCAGCCAATCGCGCATATGTTCGCGGGCGTGTTCAGGAAGCCAATCAAATTCCCGCATCAGTTTTCCCTTCTAAAGTGAGTGGCCTCACACC